AAAGTATATTCAAAATAAAACGGAACAATTTTCAAGCCCTCTCAAACCTTTAGATTATTCCGTTCTTAATTAATCAAATCCATTTCAAATATAATCAAAAACATTAAGAATATGCGCTTTTTAGCTACTTACGCAAATAATTAGTTCTAAATTTTCCAGCGTTCCAACTTACAGGAGATTCCTTTTTAATAAGTTCATTCAGATCATTTAGTTTGCTAACAAGTTCTTTTGAGGCAACATCCTCCAAATCTCTATCTTCTGGATAAACATCTTCCCAATAATCAGTTTGTATTTCCCATAAATAATTAGGATTACAAATTACAAGTTGTAAATCTTTTGGTTGCAAATCTTCGGTGTCTAAATAATCTTCTATATCGTCAATAGAGAAAAAATATTTATCATCATCAAACAAGCATAAAGGTGTTTCTAAATCCCATTCTTTAAGTTCTAACTGTAAATATTTGCTTGGTTTTTTAGCGTTTTCACAATCAGGACAATTAATCCAAGATTTTCTATAAATATGTCCTTCATCACATTTCTTGTGAGTGCAGTTTCCGTAAATAGCTTGTTCCTTGTCTTTTCCGTAAAAACGTCCGTCTTTTCCAACCCAGCCTTCTATATTGGTTCTGTATTCTACAATGTTTGGGTCTGTGTCTAAAATAATTTCTTTTGTATCATTCATAATTTCAAGTTTTTAGCGTTGTTTGGCACTTCTGTTTTGTTTTTTTATCGCTTATTTGCTGTGGTGATTTCTTAATCGGCAACACGTCTTATACGTAAACGTTATAAAACATTAAAACGATTTTATAACACCGTGTATAAGTAATAAAAAATACTACTTTTCGGCTTCGTCACAATGCTCTATAATTGTTTGTGCCAGTTTTCTCGCTTCATTTCGGCTTAAATCAATAAAAGCATCATCTCCATCTTGTTCTATCTGTATTTGGATTATCTGCAATCCATTTACTGCTAATCTTTGGTAATCATTATCTAAAATCTGTGTGTGTTTACTTAATTGTTTTTTCATTTTGCTTATTTATTATTGTTAGTTTAATTATTTCGTATTTTTTACTACTCATACACGCATTCCGTTAACAAATATAATCAATAAAACAATACAATGGTATTTAATGGCAAAGTATTTAGCAAAAAAAGTGCCTACAATCAAGCAAGCACTTTTAAAATTGACCAAATGCTATCAATCAGTCTTTTTTGTCATCAGATGGTTTTTCCTCCTTTTCTTTAGATTCTCTTGGGTACACATCGCCTTTTTTATAAGGGTCTGCGTTGAATATAGGTGCGCTCAACTCCAATGGCTGTTCGCTTTTTTCCTTAAAGTTCAATCTTACCGTACCTCTCATAGTAGGTTCGGTACTTTCTACCGTTCTTGTTCTCGTTTCTTCTTTTTTTGATTTTGCCATATATATTTGATTTTAGGATTCTTTTGCTTTTTTAGCTTCTTTAATTTCTTGACCGAGTTTCTGTGAAATAGCTTTTATGGTTGTACGCCCTTCTTCGTCATTTACCACCCATAAGGACATTTCCTTGATGACATCGTTTGCCTGTGAACCACTGAATATCTTGTTGTCAGTACCATACCATACAATATCCTTTCCATTGGACATTCCAATCACTTTATTTGAAAGAGCAAGAGTGATGATCTGTTTCTCGTCGTTGTTCTTTTCTGCAAAGTATTCGTTCACCAATTTTGCAAACACAATATCGGCTTGGATTCTCTGTCTCAAAGCAAGTCTTACATCGTATATTTTCTTGTGGATGTATGATGGGTTGAACAGCCAAATCGCTGCGCCCATAACTTCTGTTTCACTTCCTTTCATTGCGTAGCTTACGGCTTCATCGGTAATCTCGTAGTTTTGAATTTCAAAGATTGCTTCGTTCTCTACGTCGAGTTCTTTGAAGATGTCGCCACCGTTGGCAAGGTTGTCTGGGTGCGCTCTTAAAAACTCCAATAGGGTTGGGTTGTCGTCACGGACGGTCATTTTTCCGTTGTTGATGATAAGTACTGATGCCTGCATATCTTTATCGACGATGTTCTGTTCGTCAACATAGATGCTTGAAGCGTCCTCTACGTAGCGTATAAGACGTTTTTTTACTACTTTGTCCTTGTCTTTGCCTGTGCCTTTTTGAAGATACTGTGCGTTCTGTTTTATGATAACAGCTCGTGATTTTGAAAGTGTTTTGAAGATGATAGTTTCCATTATTTGAAGTTATGTTTTAACAAATATATGTAAAATAATAATATAAATGAAAAAACCGTTAAAAGAACAAGTCAGATAACGGTTTTGGTTTCAAATAAACAATAAATAATGGATATGCAATAGTAGCTATTATAGAATGCTTAATTGCTTATAGTGGGTAATTGCGGAATGTTTAGTTTGGATAACCATTGCTCATAAACTCTACTTGCTATTTGAGCTGTCATTATTGGTGGAACACTCATTCCCAATAAATATCTGTAAGGCATCTTTTTAAAGTCATAGTCCATAGGAAATGTGGCGCTTCTCATATTTTCTTTAAAATTACAATGCCTTGGTTCACTCATAAGAACATCGTTTTTCTTTGATGTAATCGTATTCATCACTTTATCATCGTAAATGTAGTTGTTGTTGAACATACTGTTTGGTCTATCTTCTATTCTTCCCAAAGTGCAACTAAAATCTAAATCACCAATTTTTCTATTGTTCCAGATGTTTCTTTTGTAGTCTGTCATTTCTGCATTTTCATCTATATAATCATTGGCTTTTATTTTTCCAAACTTTATTATCTGTTCTTTAAAAGTTAAGTCTATTATAGGATAATCATTGAACAATAAACTGATATTTTTAGGCAGAAGTTCTGCTAAATCTTTACGTATCGCAATAAAGAAAACTCTCTCACGTTTCTGTGGAACTCCCATATCCATGCTATTGAGTAAATATTCTTTTACATAATATCCGGCTTTATCAAAATCTTTCAGTATTTTCTTAACGTACTCTTTAGCCTCTCCCATTAAAATACCTTTTACGTTTTCAGCTATAACTACTTTTGGTTGCAGTTTCTCGGCAAGTTCTATGAAGTCAAAAAACAAGGTGTCCAAAATCTGTTCTGATTGACCTTCTCTGAATATTTTTTCTTTACTCCAATCTTTTTCTCTATTTCCAGACATTGAAAAACTACTGCAAGGCGGCGAACCATCAAAAATATCTAAATCATAAAGTTCTTTAGGTAAATCTGTTCTTCCTTTAAAGGTACGTATATCTTCAACATAAGAGTATTTTGGTTTATGATTTGTGATATATGCAGAAGCCATTTTTGGATCTATCTCATTCATCCCGATAACATCGAATCCCGAAAGTTTATATCCCATTGTAGAACCACCACCACAGGCAAAACAACTAAAAACTTTACCTTTATCTTTTGTGAACTTTGCATCTTTTAAAGTCCATTCATAATTAAATTTATGCTTTCCCATATTTACGTGTTATTAAACTTATAGTTTCTTTTTACCTACTAAAGCATCAATCGATATTGTCGATACTCCCTCAAAATATATACCACCAAACCCAATGAAGTATTTACCGTTTAATACACTTTCGTTAAGGTTTCTCAACGCTCTATAAGAAAAAAGGTTTGGAAACATCAGTTGCTTGTTCCTATAACTTCTTATAAGGTTCATATTCCTTAACTTCTTTTTATGGTAGTTACCACATTGCTTTGATTGTTGCCCTCGTCTTAACTTGTCAAACGACTGATTGGATAGAATGGTATTTGAACAGTGGTTCAACGTTTTTAATGTCAAACCTTTTTTGATTAACGCTTTGGCTCTTTTGATTTCTTTTAAAGTCCTTAACTTCCCCTGTGCGTGATGCTTTAATAGTTGGCTTTGTTTACCTTTCCTTTCGATCCGTCTTTGCTGACAGGATATGTTCGAGTGCAATCTAATGAAAAATGAATGTGTTTTTGTACTTGTTAACTTTTCCTCTACCACCATCGGCATAAGTTTTAGCTTCGTGCCGATTTTGGTGAGGTGTATCTGGTTGTATTTTATGCTTCTTATCTGAATGTTACCGTTGGATTGAATGCTTACCATTCCTAATTTAATGAGTATCGGTAAATATCTTTGTATGGTAGGTATGGATAGGCTTGTAAGTGATTTGAGTGTTGCAGTTGCCTTTTTACGACCTATAAGATTGATTGAACTCTTTCCTTTCTGTGCAAGTCTTAAAGTGGATAATATAGCAACAAGTGTATCTCCGCCCTTATTATAGAGTGTGTGGTATTCTGTGTTTGATATGATAACTGTATTCACGCAAAAAGCCTTTCGTATTCTCGGTACAAAAGGCTTTGCTATGAAACGCTCTCCCTATGAAAGTTGAACGGTATTAAAGTCGTCTTTGAGATACCGAGAATATCTATGAAGCAAATATATAAAATTAGATGTAATAAAAAAAATAAAAGCCATTTGAGTTGCTTCTCTTATCGGCTTTTGATTTGTCAAAAATAAGTAATAAAAAAACCTTATGCAAATTATTACATAAGGTTTTAGTATAATTTAATCTATTTTTTTAGATTATGATTGTTAAAACTTCAGGACAGACGGTTGCCAATGCAACAGTAGTCGATTTAGTCATTTTTAAGTACTCACAGTCAGAGTTGTTTCCTCCTGCAAAACCTCCCGTAAGGAATGTTCTTACTTGACCCGGCATTAGTTTCTCGTTCTTATAGGCTTTAAAGATAAAAGGAACCATACGCTCTTGACCATTGATAATAGCTTTGGTTGTACCCATCGGCATTATGATACCTTTGGCAATTTTTACGTTTTTCTTACCGTAAACACTATTACCATCTTGTATTCCCCATTTAGAGAAGTGAATTACATAACCGTCTTTTTGCAATGACATAAATCCGATTTTGGACAAGTCATTGTTTAAACAACAGATGTCAACGTTAACAGTCACTCCAAGAGCCTGTACCAATAATACGGCAAGTTTCTCTAAATATCTGTATTGAGCGTTATCTACATAAGCAATCATTTCTCGGTCAATAAGACCCAAAGAATCCCAATAGGTAGTGATAGCTTCAAGGTCGGCTACTGTTTGAATATAACCTGTTTGCACAAGACCATTCTCCTTGATGTTTTGGAACAATCCTTTAGTACCATATTTACCTGCAAGATATGCACCTGATGTTTCAGTAGATTCGATGTCACGTAAAAGAGTTTTAGCTACTTTACGGTTCAAACGTTTTGTAAGCTCGATAACATTATCATCGTACCATTTCACTTCTCCACTGTCAAGGCAGAACGCATAGCGTTTCCCGCCCGCTGTTTGCATTGCGTCTTTTACAATCTGCATTTTAAGGATTACAGATTTTTTCTTACGCAATTCCATAAGACCTTCCGGTCCGCAAGATGCTTTGTCAAAATCAGTACCGTTAACGTCGATTGTAAGGTTGGTAGTTGCTACCGTCCAATTTAATCCGTTACGACATACCGCTGTGAAAGTGTTGTTGGCACGGTCAATTGCAGTGATTACACCAATTTCCTCTTTTGTTGCATCATAAACTGCAATTACATCATCAACTCTGAAAAAGAAACCTTCTTCTCCTGTTTCCCATCCTTCAACTGCTGACCAATCGATGGTGAAAACGTTTGCTGTTCTTGAAACTGCTCCTGTATCATCGATTACATAATCAGGTGATGTGGATTCAATAAATTGGATATAATCGGTTTCAAATCCGATGTTCATTTGGAACATGTCCAAGAAAGCCATCCAATTGTCCTTTACTAATGCAGAACAGTCTGTATGAACTTTGTCTAATACTTCTTGTGGAAGACCTGCTTGGGTCGCCACTGCTGCCGCCAAGTCAAATGGGTCGGCAAAATTATCCGTAGTCAACCTTATTGGTGAAGTGTTGTTGTGCGGATTTACTGGGGTGCTTGTTATAGCCATAATTAATTTTGTTTTTGGTTATTTTCTTATCTTTTTAAGATGGGTTTACCGAAGCTGCTTGAACTTTCGTCCTCTCCGAAAACCAACATTCTTGTCTTCCCATTCGCCTGTTGTTCCTGTTTTTTGATGTCTCCAAGGTCAACGTTTCTGTTGGTCTTGCTGAAATCTTCCATGAACAATGTATGGGCTTGGTCAAGCATATCGGCTATGAGTTCTTGTCTTGCTTCTGGGATTGACCACAAGGTGTCGAGATTTGATGTGTCGGGGTTTATTCCACCATCTTTGTCTTTCCAACGCTCAAAGAACGCTTCCTGTGTTTGGGTGTACTTTGAAACAAGTTCCTTTTGTTTAGGAGTTATGTTCAAGTTTATGTCACCAATCTTTCCAAGAGATATTCCAATCTCATTGAGTTCTTTCAGGGATTTATCCCTTTTTGCCCAATACGGCTGATAGTACTTTTCGATTTCCTCTGGTGTAAGTTGTCTTTGCTGTGGCTCAACGCTTTTTAGGGATGTCTTGAAGTCTTTTGCCTTGTCCTGCATAAACGCCAATGCTTCCGCATAGGTACGGTTATACTCGATTTTTCGGGATTTAAGCTCTCTTTCCGATAAGGTGTCCTCGTCTTCTTCCGTTACGGTCTTTAGGTCAATGGTATCTGCGATGTCTTCATCTGACATATTTGGGTTCTTGAACTTGTAATAAGCCGCTAACGTCTTATCTTTTGGCTCTTTAGCCCAATCTTTCTGTGAGTTGTAGAAATCCTCGATGCCACGTCCGTTCGTTTCTTCGTGAAACTTTTTGAACTGTTTTACGGGGTCTGATAATTCTTCCTTGGTTTGAATGTCTTGCAATGTGGATGCTTTGATGCCCTGTTCGTTTAAGAACTTTAGTACAACATCTTCCGTTACCGTTTGAGTTTCCTTTTGGGTTTCGGTTTTCTGTTTAGGTTCTTTGTTGAACGATACTTCAAAGTCTTTCTTTGGTGCTTTGACTTCTTCTTTTTTAGGCTCTGCCTTTGTTTCAGCTACTTGTTCCACTACAACTTCTTCCTCTACTACTTGCGTTTCAGTTTCCTTTGGTGCTTTTGTGTTGGGGTATGTAATGGTTTCTTGGCTTTGCTCTGGCGTTGCCTGTGTCTGTGTTTCGGCTTGTTCTGTTGCTTGCTCTACCGTTGCGGTATTGCCAAACACTTGAACTTCGCCACTTTGATTGTTTTCCATTATCCAATTATTTAAAGATTGGTACAATGATAAACACGAAAAAAGAAAAAGTGTGTGAAAGTCGGTAATGTGGGAAGTTGTGGAATGAAAAAAGGCACAAGTTTAGAGCCTTGCGCCTTTTAAAAACCGCCATGATTCGGTTCTCTTAACTAATAACACGATGTAAAAGTATATTAAATATTCTTAAATTGCAATAAATTAAATGCTATGGATTATTACGGTGAACCACTAAAGGTTACTTCTGATAAAAAGATTACTCTAAAGAAGTCTGATCTGTTCGTTGAGAAGGATGTGGAATCCGAAAGCGGAAGTAAACTGTGTTATCTGATTTTCTGTTATGAGGATATACGTATGCGGTATAATTTAAGCGTTGACGATGTGAACATACTGCTTTATCTAAAGGAACTTTGGCTGTTCAACCTACAATTGGAAGTACATGGTAGGTTTATAAGGCTTGGAAGGTATTTGGAGAACGAATATATAGCGGAAGATTACACTTACAAAAATAAGAAACTGTATAAGTTGACCGATAAAGCACGGAACATTATAAAAGAGTTTGACGACGGTATATTGAACAGTAATATCCACTTCTCAAAGAACAGACAAGTGGATATGGATTTAAAGAGTACGCTGAAATCGGTGCTTTCGGATATTTATGTAAAGGAATGATATTGTTATTCGTCAAATTCATTACCACAATTTGTGCATATTTCAAATCCATAAGGTGTTTTAATGGAGTGTTTTTTACATTCACAAACTTCTAATTTCAATTCTACCACTTGCAAGTATTCACCTCCGGAATCCCTAAACAACTTTGCTTTATTTCTTAAAGACTGTACTTCTGATTCGGTGAGGGGTGTTCTTTTAGCTGGTGCATCAGATTCAAGGCAATTAAAAGTTAAGAAGTTTTTTGCGTTGACTTCTTTTTTGTTAAGACCTAATTCCTTGACGTGAGACAGATAGTCATCATAAGCAATTAGAAGTGCGTTTATGTCTTTGTGTAGTTTCATAATTTCAATCTATTGTACCATTGTCTAATGGTTGGTTATTGGTTAAAATCTCACAGTCCATCCAATTCTCAAAATCATTTCCAAACAAATGATAAATACTATCAAATTCGTCTGCATCAGGATTCCAAATTGCGGGTGCTGTTTTATTTGTGGTATAAAGCCCATTATCATATTCAAAATCACCATCAACCAATTCTATTATTTCACCATCTTCAAAACCGTGTTCATCAGCATAATTTTTGCCCAACTTTATTTGAGTGCCAACAATTAAATTAGCTTCAAAATAATTTTTATCAAATTTCATAATTTCAATTCTATTTATACCCTTTAATGTGGTTGGTTAATTAATATTTTCTAATGAATAAGAGCCTAAAACAGCTATCTTATTTGACGAATGGTCAAACTTTTCACTTGCTTTATGTAATGCTTCTGTAACGTGTTTTTTAGCGAACTCAATCATCATTTCTGTAGAAGTGGTTTCGTCATTTTCTATTAACATTTTATCAAATAATTCTTTTGCTGTTTCCATAATATAAATATTAATCCCTTATAGGGTGTTTGGTTAATCCCATTCTTCTTTGTCTGCTTGTGTTTCTGCCATTACTGCAATAATTTGCCTTTCACGTTCAGTAAAGTCAAACCAATTTTTCTGCCATTCGTAAGGTACGTAATTTCTCCAATCATGCACTTTTCCTGACTTATCGAAATCAGGATTTTCTATATCAATTAATTCGGTAAATTTTTCAAAAATATTCATAATTATTTTATTTAATGTTAGGTTGTTTTAATGCTTTGTTTAAAACTGATTGAGCATTTTTCCAAGCTATCGGTTGTGCTTTTAAATATTGAGCGTCTTTTCCATACTCATCTTTCCATTCTTTAACTTGAACAAGTTCTTCCAACACTTCAATAGCTTCATTATATCTCTCCAATAGTTCAGAGTTATTAGTTTCAATCGATTCTTTTAAAAACCCGCCCAAAATATCTACAAGCCAATGAGCTGAATCATCAGAACCATAAATGACTTCATTTGGATTTAAATTATAACTCTCTAAAAATTCTCTTATATGCTTTGATTCCATAGCTTATTTATTTTTTTCTATTAATTGAAAGTATGTATTATCAAAATACATAGGATGTACTAAATATTTTCTGCCTTTGTGATAAATCTTAACATCGCAAGGCTTAATATGACCGTTGCAGTATCTTTCCATATCATCCTCGTCAGGGAATGTCGTTTTGCAAATTGCCATAACTAAATTTTTGTTTGATTCCATAGTATTAATGTGTTTGGTTATTGTTACTTGATACTATCAATATCATTATCAAAAAGCAAGTTGTTAATCTTGCCTTTCTCGTGGCTTTCCTTTATCTTATTAAAGGCTTCGTCCATATCACTAAACCATTGGTCTAATTGTGGGAACTTGTTGTTGAATGCTTCTTGTGGTGTCATAGTTTTTTGTGTTATTAATTGTTATTTCAATCTACCAAACTCATAGCCATTTCTAAAATACTTGGCATAATGAAGTCGTACTGCTTTCTTTTTTCCTCTGGTACATCTTCTCTTTTTAGAGACATTATAAAAAGTATATGTATGTTTATATCAAGGTGTTTGCAGATGTTCCTTAAAGTCGGTATTGATGGCTCTTGCTTGTCGTTCTCGATACAGTTGTAGTATGGATTGTTGAGCTTTAGTTTCCTTGCGAATCCTTGCTGTGAATAGCCTTTTTCTTTTCGTAGTTTTTTTATTGTTTCTCCTAACATGATTAATTTTTATTTAAAATGGACAATATTCTTTTTTGGGTTTAGGTATCAGATATTGATGCTCTCTTTTTAGCTTTTCTGAAATTGAATCACGTATGAATTGACAAACATTAATGTTATATGATTCAAGTTTCTTCAAAGTATTATATTGAACTTCTGAAATCTTAACCGATTTTACTTTCGTATATTTTATAGACTTTGCCATTGATAAGTAATACTTTTATTAATCATACTGACTTGTTAGGCACTATTGTTGCAATTTACGGTCTTGTACAACTTTATTAGCACCTATTAAACTTTCTGTTGCTGCATCAAACCCTTCTTTGTATGCTTGCAACAACAGTTCGCTTTGCTGCCTAACATGTTGTATAGGTAATAATTTTAAAAATAGTCCCTCCAATTCAGTAGCAACGCTCGGTGCGTCTGCTGCATCTCCATCAACATCTTTTCTTGGTATCTTACTTACCACTTTGTAGATTTGTTCCCATACCTCGCTTCTTTGTATTCTGTTACTTTGTTCCATTTTATTAAGTTTTATCTGTTAATTATTTTTAAAATTACATACCCATACACCCAACCGTTATAGCCAATGCCTAAAGAGAGTTCAGTCTATCAATTTCGGCAGCTATCAATGCACCAGCCTTTTGAAGTTCTCGTACACGATTTTCAGGCGTTCTTTTTAGCCATTTAAGTTCAAAAGGCCATATATGTAAGTGCATATCGTTCCCCCATTCATTGTCTATAAAATCAATCGTGTCTTCGGTCATTGCATAATAAGCTGCTGCATTAGCAAGTTCACCTTCTTTATGCTCTGCATCGTGTTCGGAAGTCCATCCTTCTTTTTCAATTTGTCGCTGCCTTTCTTCGGCAATTAATTCAATTCCAGTTTTCATAATTAAATTTAGTTTGTGGCACTAGCTATAACAAAGTGTATAGCAAATAGCCTATTAATATTCAGTTTTTAATTCGTTGGTTCGTGCTTCGGCTACTTGCCATACACAAACCGTTGTGGTGCATTAAAACGACACCACAACACGGTATATAAATAATAAATAATGCTAATCAACATCGTGCTTCAAACACTCGCCATTGGTATGTTTTATATATTGGCGTTTAGTCATATTAGCAATCCATCTATCATCCCTACACGCAGGGTTTTTACAATATTTTTGGTTTCCAGAATCCATTTCAAATTCTTCATTGCACCAAATACAGTTCTTTAAAATACCTGCTTCGCTTATGTTTTCGTGTTTGTGTTGAAAATATCCCATATCGCATTATTTACTATTCATATACCATCTACGTTATAAGCTATGTTAATCTCCTACTATCAGAAAATCTATTCTGCATTTAGTAACAATGAATTTACCTTCTTTTTCTAATTGATTTCTAACGGCTTTTCGTGCTTTTTCTATATTGGTAGCACAAACTAATTGAGTTAACTTCATCGGTTCTGAAAAGTTAATTCCATTTCTAATTGAAATTGGCATACTTGCGTAAATATTGTCTTTTTCTTTTTCTGAATAAAAATATTCTGAATGTGACATATAGTATTTTTTACCAACTGTAGGTAAATTATCATTTAAATCTTCCATTTATATTTGTTTTATAAATCAAAAACACAGCTTATAACAATCGCTATATTTCAGCTTTAGGTTAGTGTTTAATTTAATGTTCTGTAATTCTTGGTTTAGTCTTTTTCAACCGAAACGCCTTTTGTGTTTGTTCAGCCGAAATTATAGCGATGGACGTTACAAGCAATGTTACACAACATCATGAATAGAAATTCCTCGACCTTCTTTAATGTGATTAAACACATCGAAATTCCATTCAAGAAACCTTTCAATTATACCAAATTTTACTCCTTTATAATGGATAAAATTGTTTTGAAATTCAATAATATCTTCTTTTGAGTGTTTAAATGCGTTGTAATTAATAGGTACGAACAAATTTTCGTTAATGTTTATTTCGTTTGTTAAATCACTTTTTGGTCTAACAATTATTTTAACATCATCAAATTTTACATCGTATTGATACTCGCCGTTAGCAATAGTCATTTCTTCTTCTCGAAGTTCAACTATTTTGCAATCATTGTGTAATATCTCACGTTCATCGTCAAAATATTGAAATAAAAAACTATTAGCCATTGCTATTGATAAATGTTCTAAAGTCAAAACACTGCTTGTAACAGTCGCTTTGTCTAATGGCTGGGCTTGGTTATTTTCTGAAATCATAATTTTTAAATTTATTGTTAGTGTATTTTTGTGAAGTCTAGTCTTAAATCGTCGCCACTAGACAAAGTGACCGAACGTTAGCACCAATACTACTTTAGTGCTTCTAATTCATTTTTTACTTCGCTCCAAACTGTAATAGCAGATGGTGTTTCATCATCGTAAGTGTCCCAATAAGTTTTTGTTGGGTTTTCTTCCAAAATCTTATCTACAATTAGCAATGCAATCTCAATACATTCATCGTAGAATAAAGGTGCTTTTAAACTTATTTCTTTTAACAAGTTATCTGCTTTTAATTTCACTTCTTCTTTTGTCATTTCAATTTAATTGTTGTCTTATTGTTCTTTGTAAGGTTATAGCCTTCCATTTGAACTGTTCGGAATTTCCGAACAGTTGCCTTTGTTATTTAACCACGATTAACGTTACCATCCAATCAACTTCCCAACAAAATCTTTATCAAACCAAGCAAAGAAATCTTCAAGGCTGTCAAATCCATCGTTCTGCGCCAACCTTTCGTAATGTTTGGGGTGTAATGCCACATCATCGATTAAAATGCAAGGAAGTGCCTTAAACTGATTGCAAATGGCACTATCGTAGGTTATCTGAATCTTGTTAACTGACTTGACTTTTAGAACAGGTGCAAAACGGAACGATTTTTTGGTTCTTGCGCCAATGTAAAAATGAATCTTCATCCCTATTTTCCAACGGTCTTTACTATCTCTACGGATTGTGGTGTTCTTTTCCTTACCGCTAAAGTTACCGTTCATAGCGTAGGTGTCGTTGTCTTTGAAATACTCAAAGAACTCTTTGTTCTCGTTCAGTACCTTCCAATGGTTCTTTGCGATGCCTTTCCAAATCTTTTCTGGAAACATTGTTGGAAGTCCTGATAGCTTGCCTTTGTCATTTGGGAATACTGTACTGAAATTTAATATCATAATGTTTCTGTTTTTAATGTTTGTGTGTTATTAATTTTTATATTTTCCTCCTAAAATCTCAACCAATTTACCATCTGTAAATTTTGCGTTAAACTCCCACCAATCGTCATTTTTGTCAGAACTGTAAAAAATTACAAAACCGTGATAGTCTTTTAAATCAATCCATTCTACATTTTTTTCTATCAAAGCACCTTTTTTACCAGTCACTTTAGTCATTGTGCTGATTCCGTTTTCATCCCAACCGTAAGAAAAACTCCTAAATTTTAATTTTCCATCTTCCGTAATTTCAGCAGTAGAAAAAATACAGTCAAAGTCTTTGGTCTGCCAATCAGGATTTTCCCCCAATAGTTTTTTGTCATCATCAGAAATAGGAAGCATTTCTGTTTTGATTTTGAGGTTGTCGTACATTCCCATGGTTTCTATGTGTTATTTGGTATAAAGATAATTTAATTTTGTTTTAAAACAAATTTATTATAGAAATTAATTGATATATTCGCTTGCATCCTTATCAAGCCATTCAAGAAGTATTATAAACGTTTTCATAGTGATATGCTTTTGTTTATTCATTCTTTGAAATACCGTATGTGAAATTCCTAACTTTTTTTCGAGATAATATCTTGGCTTTTTTATTGAATCAAGACGCTTGATAATATCGGTGTGCATCTTTCTGGTCTTGAATGTTAATTTTTTTGTTTTCATTATCTTAAATCCATTTCTTTTTCAACCATTTCATATAATTCAGCATCGAACTTCGGGCTTTCACAATCCACATTCAGCAAATAGTCTTTTAACGATTCCGTGCTTTGGTTTTTTATAGAGATAAACATATTATCCAAAAATGTTTTACGGTCAACAATCGGTGCTTTATAATCACTTGGCACTTCTAAATTTTCCTTTGCTCTTTGACCCAACTTCGATGGTAACGTTAGTTTTTCCGAAACCTCCATTTTATCAAACGATTCCTTGCTCCAATTGAAACTGTTCATTCCGTTCTTCTCTCCTTTTGATTTATTGTGGTGCGATTCCCTTTCAATGGATTTAAGTTCGAGATATTGCGGAACCCATTTTTGCATTACAGTCTGACCGTCCAACTTATATTCTGTGCCACCTATTTTCCCTTGCCTTGCTAATTTGAACATCAAGACAACATCTTCCAATGTTTCATAGGCGAATATTTCCGAAAGGTCTAAAGCCATAATCGAAGCCTGTTCTTCCGTGAATTTTTGTTTTACGTTGAAGTTGTCTGATAATCTCAAAACAAGGTATGTTATGGATTTTACGATGTTGATCTTGTCGATTGACTTTTCAAGTTTTCTTAAAGACAAACTGTTCATTGCTTTTGATACGGTAAGTTCGCCCTCTAATATCAATAGCTTCATATTGTCATTTTCTGCCAAACATTCTATCAACCGCATCACTGGCTGACCTTTTAAGTTCTGCATCTGATTTTGGGATATTGTTATTCCTGTTTCCATTTTCTTGTGATTTTATACTTAATTGTGAAAATTTTTCTCTTAATTTTTTTGTGGATAATATATTTGGTTTCCAAAATTCACCTTCATTGCTTCCAAGATACTTAAAAACCTTTGTTAATTGTTCTTTTGTAACCCCATCGTTTTCCATCATCAAACGTATCGGGTCAACATAATTTTTGAATTTAGCTTGCTCTTGAATTTTCGATGGTGAATTTTTTTCTTTTAGGTTTTTAATAAAAAGTTGTTGGAATGCTTTTGCTATTTGAAAATATTCTAAAACATTATCTTCCAAGTCTGAAATTTCAATTTCTGACAAAAGAGTATTGTTTATTGTTAACTTGTTTAATTGTTCTTTGTTTAATTGTTTATCTATGTGTTCAGTTGTCTGCTCAAGTGCTTGCTCACGTGCCTGATTAGATGCTTGTATATGTGCCTGCTCAAGTGCTTGATTAGATGCCTGCTCATTTTTTGATATAGCAATAATTCTTGATTGGTGTTGATTCTTTGATTCAGAAACCATTTTTATAAAGCCAAAATCACATAAATCATTAATTACTTTGTAGTAAGTGTTTCTTGAACCTATACTTAAATTCTCCATAGTTATCATAGTAGGAAGCCCAAACTTTTCTTTTTGACCAAGCCTATTCCATAAATCTACAATATAGAAGTACATATCAGAATGAATCGCCTTTACTTTGTCTGGGTTTTCAAACTTATAATTATACCAATACCTTGTCAAGTCGTACCCGTTCATAGCTACTGAATTTTATTGATTTCAGCGCGTAGGGTCTTTGCGAATTTAATTGCAGTTGATTTGTCCAAACAAATATGCGCTCTGTCATTATCTTGCATATTCACTTCAATAAATATTTCATCTTCATTATTAATAAAAACTTCCAAAGTAAAATCTTCAGTTCCACTTTTTTCAGTGCCTTCAAAAAGTAATCTAACATTTGCCATGATAATAAAGGTTTATAAGATACCAGTAAACTATTAAATTAGTCTATAAAAAAATCCCTACAAATCCAACTGGGTCGAGCAGTTTTCATTGTAGAGATTTACCTTGAATTTTTTAACGTTATGTTTCTCGACCTCATAACTAAAAACAAATATACAAAATAATTACATTAGTTGTATGTGGTATTAGAATAAAGTTTCCTGTTTTGGTTCAATGATTGGTTCTGGCGCAAAACGTATCGTCTTTTCAGTTTCCTTTAAAACCCTTTTTATTGATTCATCGAAGTATCCTTTATCAAGTTCGCAAGCCGTCAAAGTCAAACCCATTCCATCAATCTTGTTTGCGCTGTCTACTGCAATTGCTATTGAGCCACTTCCTAAATGAGTGTCTAATATCTTGTTTCCTTCTTTTGCGTAATTATCTAAAAGCCATTCATATAATTTAACGGGTTTTTGGGTTGGGTGTATTCTATTTGCGCCACCCATTCCACTCATATCATATTGCCTTGTTGCTCTGTCAAAGGAAGTCCAAGCAAGTTCGCCATCTGCAAACGTCATCCCTTTTTGTTTAAACCAGAAAATCCAGCCTTGACTTGGTATTAAATAGTTAGTAAAATAGTTACCTCCCCATATAATTTGATTTTTTGAAGCCCTAAATAGTTCTATCCAATATTGTTTTTTAGGTATTTCATTATCCCAATTTTTCCTTTCCCATTTCTTAAAACCACTATTTTTTGACATGCCTCCAGAATTAAGTCTTTTTATCCCATACGGCGGATCAACAATTGCCAAATCAAAATAATTATCAGGATAACGAGCCATTAAAGACATATTGCACTCATTAGTTAAATTCAAATAACCATTTATAATCATAACACAACCTAAATATCATTAATATAATTCTTTGATAGCCTATAAGTATTGCACCTGATTTTCATCTTTTGATTTTTTCAGAAGTAAACCTGACCTTTGCCAGTTATAATTTTGAAATTATATTTTCCTATTATTGAATTTATTTGGTCTTTATTTAATTTAAACCACTCCCCTCTAACCCTTAACTTATTAAAAATTTTGTGAAGTTTTGTTTCTACATCTAAATCACATATAGCAAATAGTGTTATAGTTGGTTTCTCTGATTGAAGAGTACGTTCTCTAACTCTTGGATTTTTCGACCTGCCTATTTTGGTTAAAAATGTATTTTCGTCAAACATAAGATATGTCTTAAAAATTGTTTTATTTAAGTATTCTGGTTTGATTATTTTGGTTGGTATTTTGTTTTTTAAAACAATGGACTCATTTAAAATTAAAACATCTATCAGTAAATCATCTTCTGTTGATATATTAGAACTAATTAAAGAAGCTAACGGATTAATTTGTTCGTAATCTTCCAAAACACTAGAACATTCTTTTGCCGATGCATATAAATTTGAATTAATTTTATACAAAGTTAATCCATAATTATTAGTTATTGTTTTGCTGTTTTTAAAGATTGAAAATTCGATTAGTCTTGTCATTTTTTACGTTTTTATACTACGTGTTAAAAGAAGTGCAGCAGGACGTAGTACCTCATTGAATCAGACCGCTAAATCTGAACTGCACTGTAATTTACAAAATTAATAATTAATTACCATAAGAATCAAATATTTTTTTAAGGTAATCCTTATCAATAGCTGAATAGACATTGTAACTTGATGAATGTCCGAAACGGTTTGTGAAACGAACCCTTTCACGGGTTGCAATATTTTTCATAAGGTCGGATTCAATCTCCGAAAGCCTTGTTTGGAATTTAAAGAACATAGAATCGTTAATAACGAACTTTAAACTGATTGCGTCAAAGGTAATTAAATACCAAATCGCTAATTGATGTTGATTTTTAGGTTTCATGGTTTATGTGTGTTATTTGTTATTTAAGTTTTATCCTATCCATATTAATTTATTGCTATCGCCTAAATCATATAGTTGGTTTAAGTAGTCGTTAAAGAATTCTTGAAAATCTCCATCAAAACCATTATGAATCCCAATTTTTGGATTTTATAGTTCCGTCTGCTAAATTTTTTAAAAATTCAAAGTTATCTACTAAAGTTTCCAATTCATAGAAAATAGTATCTCCATCATCAGAAGTTTCATATTTTTTAAGTATTGGGTTTAATTGTCTTAAAAGCTCGTTACATAACTTAACTATAAGTTCTTTACTAGTTTCATCTTCAAATAGATGTTTTATTTTAATTTTGTGCTTCCATTGTTTCATAATTTCTGTGTTATTTAAAGTTGATTTTTAAGGTCTAAATGATGTCCTCTTTCAAAGTACTTGCGTTCTGCCGGAAGTAGGTCTTTATCTCCGCGAATAAATCCTTTCACGAATGTTATGGCTACCTCTACGCCATCTTCACGGAATATGTAGTAGGTTTCTTGGTTTTGGCAAATTGCGGTTGTTACGATCATCAAAATTCAAGTGTTATTTCTTCGTTAGGCTTTGGAATTTCAGTATTAAAGAAATCCTTTGCAAGTGTTCTGCAACGCTCGTAGAATGTTTCCGCTTCGGTTGTAGTGTTCTCTGTACTTCGTTTCGTTCTCCTTAAAACTTCTCCAGTCTTTTCGTTTACAAGTTCTTCGTAATTACAGTTGGTCAACAAAAATTCGTGTACCCTTTCAATACTCCATAGTTCAGCCCATTCTTCTTTTATTGCATTTTGGAATATTGGAACGATACACGAAAAATAATATTTGTTCTGTTGATTTGACCGTTTATTAGAACGCTTTTTGAACGCAACATCTATCGTATGCCCTTCGTAATGCTCTAAAATCTGTTTTATTAGATTTAGGTTTGACGCAAATTTTCCGTTTGTAATCTTAACAGGTATTTGGATAGATGATGCTACTTTCATTTCAATTGATTTTTAGATTCAAGTGGTTTTCCAATCTGCAACCATCAACCTCTAAACCACTTTCGAGTGCCTTTTTGATGGCTACTTTATTCGGTGCTTCGGTTACTTTTACGGTCTTATACTCTTTAGGAAGTTGATTGACCATATCTTCATCCACTTCTACCGATGTAGATTTTCTTGTGCCAAAAGAAGTCAACCCTACTTCAAAGTTTCCAAATGTTTTTACCGCTGAAAGTAAGTTGTCTTTTAATCGGTCAACAATGTTGTTGTTTCGTTTCTTCATCGCTTGAAGTCTTTTGACCTCGTTGTCGATTAAGTCGTTCATAGCATCTTTTGTTGAAATAACAGTTAAATAAGCGATGCTTTTCTGTTTTAGGTTGGATTCGTTCAATGCGAGTTTTTCTTCCATTTCTTCTGTAAGCTCTCCCTCCATTGCTTCGATTTCCATAATCAACATCCGTTGTTCTTCGTTGATGTCGTAAAGTGATTGTTTTGTAGTTTCCATTGTTTATAATTTTTAAGATTTATTAATTGTTTGGTTATAGTCGGATATTGTTTATTGGTGATTGAATTTTACTATACCCTCTACGTTTCATTTCCTGAATGAATTTGGTTTTGTGTTCAGACGTGTTCATGTTTTTATATTGGTTTTATTAGTGTTTTAAGATGTTGAATACATATAATAGTTATAGTTAATGCCTTACTCGAACGCTTTATAAAAAAGGCACTAACAATAACACCGTGTATAAAGCAGTCTTTAGGTCGTTTCATTTCTGCAATCTCATTTCCTTTCCCGATGAAAAAACAAAAAGCCATTGCGCTTTTTTAGTTACTTACGGTTAATTCCTCTCCCTCAAAAAAATAAAATAGGTTTTGCAATTGATGAACGTATTTTATAAGAAACTCAATATCGCAATTGGCTATTTTGAAAATTTCACAATCAAAGACGCCTATTCTTTTGTTTTCCCAAACAAGGCTAAAACTGTTTTCTTTAAATCCTAGTTTCTTTAACCAATCTTCGGTTAAAATTATTCCCTCAAAACTTTCAAAAATTTCAACGTTTGTATCTTTAGTTTCAATCCAGATTGAATGAGTTGTATATCCAACATAATCTAATAAAACGACTTGGCCTACTGCCTTATCCATTACTAATTCAGAGTTTTCATAATCCCAATCACATTCAAGGCCTTTCTCATAATTTCCAACTACGTAGTTACCTATTCTTAATTCGTTTGTTTTCATGTTTTTAATTGTAAATTCCTTTTTTTGCATCGCCTAAAGTTTCATACCACAAATCTTTAGTTTCTTCATCAACATTCCACCAAATAATATCTTCTTTTTCCTTTTCAATTTTTTTAATTTCCTTTTCTGAAAGTCCTTTTTTTAATTCCTCAATGAGTGATAATATTTTTTGATTTTCCATTTTGTTATTAATTTTTAGAGTTATTACTGTGTCGCATTTTGACATACATATTTGAAAATAACCTCTTTGGTTTCCAATAGTCTTCCATTCGTGATTACATTTCATATTTAGTCTTTTAATTGCACTTCTATTTTTTTTTTTGGCTGTTTTGCCGAGTTGATTTTTAGCCCAGACCGCTTCATACACGATCAACGTTGTAGGTAATAAGCCTACTCACTTTCTGCTACAATTGGAGATACATAAACAACAATGCTGTCGTAGTTTTCCAATTCTGTCGATATATGATGGCAAACATTTTCAACTAAAAATGCCCTTGTACCAAACTCGTTTTTCCGCTCCCAATTATATGGTAACATCCATATCGTTTCCCCAATTCTTGGCACATAGTTTTTTGTCGATGTTCCAATTGATTCTTCAGAGTTTTCTAATTCTACAATAAATTCAATATTCATAATTTCAGTTTTTAGTTTTTAGTTTTCAAATCCGTAGGCTTACATACCTACAACAATGTATAAACGGCATTAAAACGACCGTTTATACTCACCGTTAAGTTACATCCATTTCATAAACATCGACTTCATAGCCTTTGTTCCTTTTAGCAAATTCGTTTACGTGAAATTCAAGGCTCATAGAGTGACCTATTTTGAGTTTCAGTAGTTTGTAAAGTTCTCTTTTGTCGATTTGCTCCCCATTGAGCCACGCTTTGTAGAAGTAGCCGTAATTGGTTATAGAAACTTTTAATTTCTGCGGTTCTGAATTTACGTGTTCTGCGTAAAGATGACCTGACATATCAATATCGAAGTTCTGTTGTCTTAATTCGTCGAATGATTCTCTTGTTGCTCCCATTGTGTGTTATTTATGTGTTATTAAATTATAAAACGATACTAAACGTGCGTGATACGGTAAAAAAAGTTTATTCCCCTTATTGCTCAATAAAGCGTTTATATGAGATTCAGCGAACGTTCTCTGATTTTCTACGATAGTACATTGATCCAATCTTATCGGTTCGTTACTGAACTCTGTATGCTCTACAAAGTGTATTAATTGTTTAAGTGTTGGGTTCAATTATTCTTCCTCAAATTCATTAAATATTTTATCAATGAGCGCAGAGATATAACTTGTTGTTATTTTTTCTTTATCCTTTACAGATCTCAACGCTTCAATCAAAATACCGAAGTAAGCTACATCAACTCCAATCAACTGTTCTTCCAATACCTCAATATCGTGCAAGTCCAATTCTGAAATCTGGAACATGATTTTTAAGATTTCACCTGCGCTAATCTGCCAATGACGAAGCAAGAATTTCTTCATTCTGATAATAGAAGTCAAAGGATAAAGTGAGCCTTGATATCTTAAATCTTTAGTGAGAATGCTTTCAAGTGCATTTTGGTTAAGTACAAGACCTTCTCTAAAAGTGAAATAGTTTGTTGCGTGTATGAAATCGAAGGTCTTGTGTATTTCTTCGGCATTGCCATTAAATCTTAAAACAATTTGAATATCATCTGTCAATGAAATTGCGTTCTGTGAAAGAAATGCTACTTGGTAAGATTCTTCTATTGGCTGAACTAATTGCTCTGTTCTGATCCCTACGCTTGGTATATCAAGTTTTATTTGGTTTGCCTTTAGGTTTTTAATCCTTACAAAAAGCTCGGCTTGGTATTCTTCCCCATCGATAGTTTTACCATCAAATTCTTCATATTTAGGGTATCTATCTTTGATTAGTTCATCCCTTTTTCTTCCATCGAGAACACGATCTTTGCAATAGTACTGTGCTAATTCCAAAAGAGCATCCATATCTTGAATATAAACATCAAAATCGTTTACATCTTCTTTCAATAACATAGATGTTATACATCCACCTGAAACAAGTAAATTATCTTTTACCTTATCTCTCAATCTATCATCATTAATAGATTTAAGCCAAGCATTCATTTTGCCTGTAATTACTTTTTTAATTGTTTTGGTTTTCATAATTTCTGTTTATTTTGTTTTTGCTTTCAGTTCTTCAATCCTCAATACGATGTTGCCTTCTTGGTCTTCTGTCATATCGTAGTATGCAAGTGCTTTCTCCAACTTTGTAAAGTCTTCAAGTTCCATTGCTTCGTCGTACTTTGCTTGTGGCATTTTAGGTTTCGCTTTTGGCTGTGGTGCAACTGTTTTTGGTGGCTCTGTTGTTTTTGGCGTATCGTGTTCATCACTATGTTTTGTGTCGGTGTCGTCAATCTTTCCAACAGGTGTAAGGAACGTGTAAAGAAGTACGTTTTTAAGTGCGTATGTCGTTGCCTTGGCGGATCCCTTGTCTTGCGGGTCAATTCCGTGACCATATCCAGCTAACTCTTGACTTTCTCCACTTTCGTGTAAAAGAAGATATTTAGTGGTTACTTTAGTGAAAACACTTTGTTTTGTTTTTGTGGCTTTTGGCGTTTCTTTACTCCATTGGTCAACTTCTTCCCATCTGTCTATGTGTGTTGATTCTTCGATTCCGATAGGTAGAATACAAAGACCGTGTTTAGCCATTGCATCGTTAAAAACTTCTTTGACGTCCTTGTCTTTTGTACCGTCATAAGCACTGTTTCCTACGCCTATTCGACTGTTCTTTTCCATTCCTTTTACTTCTTTCATTACCGCTATAACGGCTTTTGCTAAATTTTTCATGGTATTTCGTTTTTATAAGTAATTAAATTTTCTGTTTGAATGTCTTTTGTGGTTTGGGTTTATATATGCTCTTTGAGTATCATAACTCATTTTTTTGATTTTGCAAGCGGTTTTTAAGCATTCAAAAATTTCTCCTGTTTCAATAAAAATACATTTCTTGGCTCTTGGATTATTTTCTCCTGACAACAGTTCGCTTTTTCCAAAAAAGAAGTTGTTTTCGCCTCTCCTTTTTTCTTTCCATTGTTCGCTTTTTAGTATTCCTTTTCCTCCTTCGCTAATTTTTCTCTTGTGTTCTTTGGAAAGTTTTTTGCCTTTATGTGCTATGCTTAATTTTTGCTTTTGTTCGTCAGACATCTTTTTGCCGTAATTAGCGTTGTTGATTCCTTTGTTCTTGTCTGATTTTAATAATGCTTCACTAATTTTATTTCTTGTTTCTTTCGTGTGAGTTTTGCCGTAGAAGTGATTTTCCTTACCAAATCTTTTTCCTTTGCCTTTACTGGCTTTGCTTAATTTCTCTCTATAAGCATCTGTTATTTCAAATCCGATACAACCCTCTCCTCCGTCGGTTAAATTACATAATATACCTGTTTTCAAGTTTATTCTGCCGTGCTTTTTTATTAATTTAATCTCTATTTTTTTAGCTTCTTCCCAAGAAATATTTGATTTATATATCTCAACATAAAAACCATATTTTTTAACAAGTCTTTTCCAAAAATCACTTCTTTTTCTGATATCGTTTGCTCTTGTGTATAAATCATCGTTTGACTTACTTATTCCTACGTAGAATAATTCATCATCTGATTTCTTTTTATGTAAATAAACGTAAGCCATTATTATAGTTCTCGTCTTTTAAGCATTGCCTCCGCCATTCGGTATGATTTGTCAGCTATTCTTTCAAATGCAGTTGGTAGGTCTTTGCCGTAAGATTTACTCATATATTCTGTGGCTTCTGGATTTGAAAATGTTCCTTGCATAGCCTTTGCAGCGAAGTAATCTCTTAATGTCATTCCGAACTCTTGCCTTTTAGCAAGTAATCCTACTGAATTATATTCTTCATATTCTAATGGAAATGCTTGCGAATCTTTTGGTTTATTTGATTCCATAATCTAATTTTTTTCTTGTTGTTTATAGTTTGTAAACGCTTCTAATTTCTGCGTAAAATCTTCATCGGTACTGTTACCGTAGAACAAATGGTTAATCTTGTGCGGTTCGTTCTGATACTCTGGATATTTCCTTACAAAACAATCCAACACTTTCTTGATGCCGAGTTCTATAAGTTTTGCCCTGCAAATCTCAACCCTCAATTTGAGTTCGTTCTTTTTTTCGACCTCTTTAATCTGTTTCAAATCCATAATTTCTCGTATAAGTTTCTTGCTGTGAATAAATAAAATATGCCGTTGGCGGTCTTAAAAAATGCTTTACTGTAATCTCCTAAAGATGTTTCGCTACGGTCTAAACAATAATGAGCGAACCTCACAAGGTCTGAATCGGTATTACATAATAATAGACTTTCCTTGATGCCGTCATACTCTGGACGGTTGGGGATGTAAACTTGAAATTTTCTCATGGCTTTATGTGTTATTGTTTCTCTTTTTGTTTATGGTTTACAAACGCTTCCAATTGTTCTGTGAATTGTCTATCTGTTATGGCGCAATACCAAAGATTGTAAGCCCTTTTACATTTTTGATCTGTATCATAAGTATCCTTGTGATATAAAAGAAATTTTTCTAAAGGTTTTTTTATTTTCATTATCTTTAATTCATTTCTTAATTTTAGAACTTTTATTTTGTGTTCGTTTTTTACTTTTTCCTTATAATCTTTTAAAGACCTAGAGATTATTCTATTGCTTGATGGTTTGTGTGATTTATCAAAATCAATAGAATCTAATTTAAGGTGATATATTTTTTTACTTCCTTGTGTAGCTAAAATCAATCTTTCTTTTTGACTCCATTTGTACTCGAATAACATATAAGGCTTTCTAACCAACCTTTTGGTTGAAAGGTTTATTATTCCCGCAAAATCAGGTACAACTTCGTATGCTTTTTTTAGCATTTTTTCAGGAACTGCGTAATAAAAATATTTTATTTTACCAAAATAATTTTTAAACAAAACAGGGTCTTTAATCGAGATTATGTGATTTTTTTTAATTTCAGAAAGAAGGTCTGGCATAGATGTTTTTATTTCTACTACTTTTGCGTAATTTTTATTGGTTAATACCACTAAATCGCTTTCAAAATCAACTACTGGCTTATTTGCCCTTGGAACAACGAGGTTGTTTTTAAAATCAAAAAATTCAAACAATATTGTTTCTGCTGTAACTGTATTCATATCATATATAATTTTAATTAGGCTAATTTATAAAAAATATTAATACTAAAGAAATAATTTACAATATATTTTTATTTAAAATAAATATCTTTTTTCAAACATTGATATATTTAGTGCAAAAGTCATAAAAGTCGTTGATTATTATCTGCCTATATTCCTCGCTCAATTCAACATCTGACTTAAAATTGTATAGGTTTCCGTCGGCATTGTCATAGACAATCATACATTTAGGTTTTATCTCTCTCCATACACGGAATTTAGAACCGCCCTCTATTGCCTTGAAACGGTAGCTGTTGAAGTCAGTCAATCTAAAGTGCATTTCTACGCTCGAAAACTCTATAACACGGCTCAAATCGTTCACTATGTTGTTAGAGTTGTCGAATAGGATTGCCAAAAGTTCTTCCGGAACGTTTGTGTTGATGGCTATCTCGTCCATGCTCAAACCTTTTTCAATGAACTTTTCTTTTGCAGCATCGAAAACATCTGTAAGCGTTGCCGATTTTATCTTTGTGAACTGTGTTATTTTCATAAGTTTTCCTTTAGCCAATCTTCTAAATTATCATCATCATAGGTATTCATACCTGCAAAATTATTTACAGCAGATGAAATTAATCTTTCAACTTCTTCTCTGTTCCAACTGTCTTTAATAGAATGAACAATAACACAGTTGTTAGAATCTACTTTTGCTTTAATTGTTTTCATAATTATCGTGATTTTAGATATTCGTTTAACGTTGGTACTTTGTTTAGTTTTTTATAAAGCAAGATATAATCCTGCCAATTTTTAGTTTCTTTAAAGAACGCTCTCAAAAACTCGTTCTTTGTCATTGGCTGATAGCCTTTGTAGAACTCATAAGAGAAGGTATTAGACATTATAAACTTCCATAGGTCGTAGATGTCGTACGACTTGCGTATGTGTCCGTAATCAGTCTTTAACTTCCACATTACTTTTCTGTAAATTTAACCCAGTCATCGCAAATCTTCAATCTTTCCTTTAATTTTGCCGATTGCTTTTCAGAAGATTCAATTCGGTCTTTATAGACTGCTACACTACATTTCAAATCGTCAATCTTGTTTCCGTCAATTATTGTATTGACCATAAAAGCAAAGCTGATTGTGAATATTATAAGCAATAGGTCGGTCTGTTTATCGTGATAGCTTCTCATAATTTCTCTTGTTTTTCAATGATGATGCTTTCGCATTTATAATAGTCATTTGCTTTTATGCGCTCTCCGAACCAATGGAAAAAGTTTTGTGACTTTCTTTCAAATCTGAATGTTGGTGTCTGTGTTGTCATAATATATCGTTTTTATGTTGTTCGTAATAATCGTATGTTTCAAGTAAATCAACTGAACTAATCAATTTTCTGCGGTTGTCATCCCTCTTGATAAGGATGTTTGCAAGCTCAAAGAAGTTGTTGCTGTTCTTGATTTTCTGCAAGTATTTTTTTAGAAATACATTCCTATCGACGATGTTGGGTTTTGCTGTCCAATCAATAGTCCTAATCTTGGCGTTTCTGTTCTTTGTGATGAACTCGAACATCTTTTTAAAGTCGTCGGTGCATATCATGGTTTCATTTGTAACATCTGTCAAAAGATAGTGCTGTCTTTTGTTGTCTGTGTCGTGTTTGGATAATTTTCTCTTTGCCATTTCTGTCTTGTTAAATATCGTTCTACTATTGCGTTGAAATTGTCGGTTAGGTCAAGTTTTGGGGTCTTTGTTTTCATAAGTAAATAAATAAAGTCAATTTACGTTCTGTGCATTAGCTACAATGCTCAAAAGAGTTAAAATAAATAGTGCTATGTATGATATGAAACATACTTTGTACGAGTATTCTTTGTTGTTTTTCATGGTTTCTAATTGTTTAAGATTAATATTTTAGTAAAGTGCTTATCTTGTCCGTCGTAAAAGCGCACCAACTTTTCACGATATGTAAATCTCTGTTTTACCTCTGGCACGAAAACTTGCTTGCCGTTTTCATCTTCAAAGGATATATTTCGTTCTTTCAGTATGCCGAAGGTTGCGTAAATCAGTATATCAATATCTTCTTTTGTCCTTGACTTTGTAAATTCCCTGTCGTCCATTGCCTTGAAATTGTTTAGCAAGGTTTTAAAGATCGTGTCGTTGTCGAAGCTGTTGAGTATTGAAATTTGCTTATCTCGTAACTCTTGAAAGTTTTCGTTGCTGTTCGGTTTCATTCGTTATTTTTTTCGTAGTACTTTTTGTTGTATGCGTTCTTATCAAACGATTTGTCGCTTTCCCTGTTTACCTTTTGCATGGTCACTGGGTTGCAAGGTATTTCCCAAAATGGGAGGTTTTTTGTCTGTGTTTTCATGGTCTTAAACGGTTTTTAAAAGTTGTTTTGCTCTGCTCATTCCCAAAATAAAATAATTCATATCGCTATATTTTAAAGTGGGTGAAATGGTGTGTTTTCCGTGTTGGATAAAAAATTTAGGTGTTGTTTTCCTTTTGTCGTAGGCTATGTATTGATACAATTTCAATTCCTTATTGCCTACACATGACAAATGATTTTCTAATGCTTGTTTTTGGTCTGTTGCGCTCATGGTTTTAGTGTTTTATTTAGTTAAAATCTTTTTGCTCTAATCCTAAAATACGATTTCTTAATTTCCATTTCATTTTATGATTTGCCCTATCTGACGCATAGCTTTTACAGTAGTGAAAATTACCTTTACAATAGTTTTGACATATAACAAAAGAAACTAATTCTTTTGACGTACAATTTTCATCAATCATCTTATCAACTTCGGCTGCTAAACTTTCAGCTTTTAAATAGGATTGTCTTTCTTGTCTAACAAAATTAACTGCTCTTGTCAGGTTGCCTAGACTATCATCTTTTGTGTGGTGTGGCTTCATGTTTTTACTGTTTAAAAGTTAATAGTTTATCAAAGTAAAAGTTTTGGTTTTCAAATGACTTTTTAGCTAATTGAGTAGTGAAAAAATTAATAGCTAAATGCCTTGTTTCATCGTCTGTAAGGACTTCTGTTATGCGGTGCTTATTAAGTGATGCATATTCAAATAATGCGCTCTTAAAACCGTTTGTAAAGGTTCTTAAATTTTCTTCTGCAACTTCTTTAAATACTTCCAGTTGCTTTGCTTTTTCTTCTTCGGTGTAATTGTTCATCGTGTTATTATTTAAAGTTAGTACCCGCATTGCTTCGATGATACGACTTAATCGTGCGGGTGGTGGTTGCTATTAATCTAAAATTTTAGTCTGTTTTAATATATCCTATTATAGAATTTTCAATATCCTTAATACTATATATCAATCCGTTTTTGTTTTTTACTTCTTTTAGTCCTTCTCTTTTCATTAAGGCTAATGCTGTGGCTCTATATCCGATATTTTCATTATTTATAATATATCCTCCTGTTGGTGCATCTGTTTTGGTTTTCATGATTTTCTTAATTTAAAAAGTTAGTACGATTGTTAAAATATTCGGTTGCTTTTTCTAAATTGTTCATAGTGTTATAAGTTTTAAAGATTAGTATTAAATTAAATGCTTATTGAGTTAATTTGTATCGTGCTAAAATCATCTTCTTTCAAACCGATGTGTTTTAAAACATCGTCTTTTATTTTAGTGTTTAAAATAGAGTGTTGTTTTTCGGTTCTTTCGCAAGTGTTTAAAAATTTCATTCCTTCGCCTAAATCGAATAAAACAGAATAAGTAAATTTAACATTGCCGTTTTTTAGGTATCTGAATTTGTAAGTAAAAAATATGTTTAACATGGCTTTTGTGTTTTTAAGATTAGTATTAAAATTAGTTCCCTCGTTAAATTTCGCTTTTATAAATTGCATCTATGCAAACGAGGGATTTAAAGTGTTAGTTAAAGAGTTCTAAAAAACGCTCCTTTGATCCGTGATAAGTTAGCGAACCACCGAAATAAGATTGTACATTTAACCCTGTTTTATTATCAAGAGTAAAAAAAGCGTATGTTTCAGGATTTTTAGCCTTTGAGTTTTCATCGACTTTTTTATATATGCAATTGAATGACAAAACATTTTTATCAATATTAATCCATATATTTAAACCGTTTGAGGTTTCATATTTTAAAACTCCTTTGATATATTTATCGTTTGTTACATGTTTGTAATTTGATATACAAAGTAAAAACGGACTATCTGTAAATACTGGATCTTTACCTGCAAATTTCAAAAAAGCGTTGTTTTTAGAAGGTTTAAACGCTTTGAGAATTTTTTTAATACCTCCTTTATCGCTTGCGTCAAAAGTTAGCCAATTTTCATCTATTGCGCTACATTTTAAGCCTGTTAATTCAGTGCCTAAAATTTCTAAATCTAATTTCTGAAGAGACTTAATTTTTTTATCTTCGATCTCTTTTTTTCTGTTTTCAATTTCTAAAGTATTCATAAGATTATTTTTTTAAATTGTTAATTGATGTTTGTAAATTCGATAACTTCCGGTTCTAGTCTTTCAATTGCATTTTTGAGTTTATAAACTAACTCTTTAGCTTCTTTTATTTCGTTTTGGCTTAAATGGTTGCCGTTTAATAATTGGTTTACTAATTGTTCGGTTTTCATGGTTTCTAATTTTTAGTGTGTTATTATTTGTTTATTAAATTACTTCCAGTCGCTTGTGCATCTTTGAGACGTGTAAACGTTCATCCCTGCGGTTCTGTATTCGCTTGCAAGGCGTTTTAATTCTTTGCTAAATTCTCTATAATTAGCGAAGTCTTTAACGTCTAATTGGTCAACTGTTTCAGTTCCGTGATTCGTTTTTAAATTAAAGTATCTCATAATTTCTAAATTTTAGTGTGTTATTAAATTAAACTTTGTTTTAAAATGCTCTTTCAAGCGTCAAAGGATTGTTAAAGATGTTAACGACTGCTAGTATTAAAGTTACTGCAATGAATGATAGGACTAATACAGTTACTAAATTAACTGCCTTGTTTTCCGTTCCTGTTAATGTGCTTAATGTTTTCATGGTTTTGTGTTTTATTTATTTAGTATTAATTGTTTGTTTGTACCATTTTTTATATTTATTTAATTCCTCGATACACTTTAAATCAGTAATTAATCCCCTCATTAATTTAATCGGTGTTCTTTGGTTGTTTTGATTGTACCAACAGACTTCTATACTTGAATGATTTGAAACATTTGTGACGGAGGCATCAGATAATATTAAACACTTAAAAATATCTTTATGCTTTTCAATTAATTCTAAAAAATCTTTCTTTTTCATAGTCTTTTATTTTAACTCTTTTATTAAAAATATTGTTTTTCTGTTATTACTCCGTTTAAATAAGGTTTTACCGCTGTTACCAGGTAACGACCTTTTGAATCCTTTTTAGAAACTCTTATACTATTAAATAACTGTACAGTCGTTTCAGTTGCTTGTGAGTTTCCTAAAATGTTTTGTAAAGAGATGAAGTTTTTCATGGTATATATTATTTGATTAATTAAAAAAAGTAGATGCGATTAACATAGAAGTCGTGAATGCAATTATAAAACATATTACACCGGTTAATACTTCTTTAAGGTCTTTTGATATTTTTAATTTTGTTTTCATGGTATATATTATTTGATTGTTATTAATACTGTAAATATATAACCATATTTCAAATAAACAAGTAATTTTCATCTTTTTTTTACTTGTTGTAACTTACATAATATCAACACGTTACAAAGATATTCAAAACTTTAACACTTTTTTGTTTTGATTTTAATGTAAAAATACGTCAGATTTTAATGCTGCTATTCAAATCATCGACGAAATACACTATCTATATCAGTACTTTAACTACTAATATCAATCATCTACATTAATACACGCATACGCACGTTATAAGGTACGATTCTATAAATTCATTCATTCAATAGGATTTTGCTGCAAATTGTAGGGATTATTGGTTTTTTGGGTGGGTTTAAGCACAATCAACCCCCTTTACGTGCATTTCATCGATTATTTCATCAAAAACCACGTTTTACCCTGCATTTCGTCCTGCAAATCGTGCATTTAGTCGAAAACGTATATTTTCAATCAAAACAGTAACCAATGGATGATATATATAGGAGTGTTTTCCCTCACCGGAACGGTAAAACAGTAAGTAAGTGACACTATATATAAGTACAATATCTTCAACAGTCTTTAATATATATAGTATAGTAAATTCTGTTTTACCCTCACGATTAACAGTCAACAAGATTAACAACAGCAAGTGAACAGCGAAGATAAAATAGTAGTGTAATTGGAAACATCTTCAGCCTGTATGTGAATCTCAAAAACATTTTGTGTATGGATCCGAAATGACACCCGCCTACGTTTGGGAATGTGGTTTTGCCTTGGGAATGTTGGGGATAATTTTGTATAGCTAACCCCCAGTACCTAAACGAATAATATTTTTTAAAATATAAGCAGTACCCAACTGAATAGAGTTTTCAATTTTCAGAACATCATCCCTTAAATCTGAAAACCAATACGCATATAACACCGAATACGTACCGTGCATACTTTTAAAAACGTGTGTAATAAGCCGTGTGGATTGATTTGAGTGTGTTTTAAGCGTGTTTGAGTGTAAAGTGGATAGTTAGTATAGTTTGTGGATAGATAGTTGTTTAAAAGAGTTGTTTTAAACGCAGTACTCATTCGTTAAAATACTTGATAGAATAATGGCTGTTACTACTAAATAGTTTAAGGAATGAGTACTATTGGTAAAATTAGGATAGTACATTTATTTATTTTATATTTGTACTATAAATAAAAAGTATGTTATTAGACAGCAGGGTAAAGGTTTACGGTAAAGATGTATTCAGACCTAAATTGAGTATTGTAGATGTTAAACGTGGCAATGGGGTATTGGTAGATGTATTTTCCTCAAACGATGAATTGAGTAAGGATGGTGTAAACTTCTCTGAAAAAGCATTGACTTTCGTTGACGAGCCAATAGTGATACCTAATTCAAGTTATCTATACTATACAAGGTTGAGAACTGTTGATGATGTTATTCTTGAAAGGCTTGTAAGTGATTTGATGTTCTACAATCCAAATATTGGGGAAGTGGGAATATCTAAAATGGTTTCTTGGATTGTGAGTTATTTTGTTGGCTGTGATAAAGAGAATAGAAAACTTATAACTCACGAACAACTGTTGCCGAGGGTGTCTGAATTGTGTGATAAATATCACGGTGGCGATATAGATATTATACAGAACAATAGGGTCATACTTTACAGTCTTGAAAGCATGCTTACAAAGCACGATAAGCAATGGTACAGTAACTATTATCGAAGCAAAAGGATAAGCAACATAAGAGCTGAATTGATTCACGAGGGAGCTTTAATAGCTTCAAAAAATCTTCACAAGTATTTAAAGATAACAAAGCCACGTGTAGTTGATTTTACAAAAGACACAAATAGTGTTATGGTTATGAATAGGTACATATCGGAAAAGACAGTTCAGTTTTTGGAGGATGAAAACAACCGTAGGTATTTTAAAAGTGATGAAACGATTCGCAAATATATCATATTCACTGAAAGTTACGATAAGAACAAGCCACTTGATTTTTATACTGAACAATTGAACATAAGCAAGAGTACTGCCGTGGAATTTAAAAAACTATTAAACAAATAAAATTATGGTTTACACTTATTTAATGACAGATGGATTTAACTATAAAATAGGGAAAAGTAAAGACCCTTTTAAAAGGTTGGTTCAGTTAAGAACTGCAAATATAAATCTATTCCTTCTTTGTTGTGGAGTTGGAATATCTGAAAAACAGTTGCATATAAACTATGCCGATAAAAATATAAAGTTAGAATGGTATTCTTTAGACCAGAATGAAGTTGATAAAATAATAGATTTGATATTCGATGATGAATTTGGTTGGTCGTATTTTAAAAGCAACAATGTTTATTTTACTTTTAGAACGCAGAAATTAAATGCTAATGGATTGATGTCAGATGGTTGTTTTGCTTTCCTTAACAAAGTAATAAACCGAAACGGGCATAACCCTTATAAATACAACGGAGCAGTCATAGAACATAAATTGCCATATTTCAAGGAAAGATACGGAAAGACAACATTCTTTAAGTACAAAAAAGAACTCTTGGACTTAAATATAATAATTGATTACGGAAAAAACTACTATGTTTTCAATCCTAAATATCTTAATACAATCAGTCGTGTTAGAAAACTATTGAACGAATAAACACTCAACAATAAACAACACTTAAAAAACAGAAATAATGGGAACACTTACAAATGATTTATTAAATGCTCAAAAAATTAACGATTGGTTTTCTGGACTATCGAATAAGCGAAGGGATGAATTGTGCGATGAATATGAATTTCCAAAATACAGTAGCGGAAATTTGCATAACTGGATGGTTAAACATATTTATCAAAACGAAGTATTATGATGTACGGAGGAAAAAACTCAATAAGCGGTGGTACTTGGATATTTTTAGGTATCTGCCTTATAATTGGAATCATAGCAATTATAGCTTGGATAATCAAAGGTATTGTTTGGTTAGTAAACCATATTAATTTTACATAGACATGGAATCAGAAAAGGTATGGATAAGCGCAAAGGTAAAGTGTGATTTATGCAATTACGAATGGATTGCGGTTTATCATAAGGATTCCGAGAAACTTGAATGTGATGACTGTGAAAATGTTTCTTATTTTGAAGTAGTAGAGATAATTAAAAAACAGAAATAATGGAAGAACTATTCAACAAATGGCTTAAAAGCCTTGACACATCAACAAATGTTATCGAGCATCTGAAAACACAAAAGAATTTTCATATTGAATTTATTAAGTATGCAGTAGGACACCACGCATTTGCAGATACCGACTTATTGAACCATATCAAACCTTTGCTGAATGAAATAAGATACGCATCAGATAAGATTGATATGATTATGGGAATCGATAGGAAACGTGAAGGTATAGACTTGAACAACATAAAGGGCATGGTATTGAATACAGGAGACAAACTTACTCTCGAACAATATACATCATTAGTTAGAGCAGATGGGTTTGATTTTACAGAAGACGAAATATCAAAAGAGTTTAAACCCAAAGAATCATATCCAAGCCCTTTGGGGATATATGAAGATTTAAATAAACTTATTTGGTTCAAAGATTCAAGAAAAAGGCAAGAAGCTATCGATAAATTTGTAGAGCATATCGAAAATGAAAACCAATGGATTGAAACAGAATATGCTCTGCCACCAAAGGACAAAACAATCATAATACCTTGTCTGAAATACAATGTAAAACAGAATGTTGAATCTGAAACTGAATGTATCTACAACGATGAAATATGGAAGACACTAAATCCTATAAAGTGGAAACACGTTTAACAAAAAAGACCGTTACTCTATGTAGCGGTCTTTAAATATTCCTTAAATGATTCCTTGAAGTGTTCTTCTCCATACTCGTCGAAATGAATGAAACGATCCGTTCTAATAGCATAGCCGTCTATATCGTAGTACTTGTCTCCAATCTTGGTTATGATGTGGTCTGAATTGTAATACCCCTCTCCACCGAATACCGACTTTAAAAGCAAGTGGAACTTGTAACAACCTCCGGAATAAGGTTTGTATCTTCCAAAGGTGTTGTTACATAGGTTTATGAAGTCTATTGGGTTCATTCGTATTGGGCAGTTTCATCAGCTTGTCTCAACAACTTTGAAAACACATCAACAAACTTTTCGTTCTGTGATAGTTCGTACTCACGCATTGTATCAAGTATCATGTGTACTTTTTCGTGATAGAAAGTGTCGTTAATTACATCTTCTGTAACGTGGTCGCCCTTATAAGAAGTTGCAATACTTATTTCAGAACCGCACAAATTTGATTCTCCAAGTATGCTCTGTGCTTGTAATGACGGTGTGTCGAAAACAACATTTATAGTGTTTGCGAACAGTTTGAAGTTCTTTGGTATTTTCATAATGACTGAATAAATTTATAGAGTTCGTAGTTCCATCGAGCGTCTGCCAATGCGTTGTGTTCGTCTTTTTGTTTTGGGTAATTTTCAGACTTTTTTAAGTCAAATGTAGGAACTACGCCAAACCCTTTTCTTCTGTTTTTAGCTCTCGATAAATCAATGAAATACTTTTGTTTCTCATCAAGAATTTGTTTTAAATCTATTGTGAACATAGGAAATGATTTAGGCAAGTCACTCATCTTGCCAAATATCCAACTCAATAAAACGTGGTCGTATGCGGAATAGTAACCGTACAATTCTATTTTAGGCTCTTTTGCTTCTTTGAGTGCTGAATAATAATCAGAAGAAAAACCTAACCAATTATCAAACCCTTTACCGTCGGAATCTAAAGCAAACTGCAATATTTCAAACTGAATTTGAGTTTTTGATTTTCCGTATCTTTGGATTAATTTTTCAGTATTCTTATAGTTGAACGCGTAAGACTCAAAGCCACTATAAATCCCTATACGTTTCGCCATATTTGATTCTTCTGCCATTTTCACAGAAAGTTCTTCAAATATGGGTTTTATCACATTGTTTCTAATCAAATAATCTTTAATCGAATAAGAGCCTTCATCTGTATCATCTGGATAAACTTTTTTTAAATCATGTCTATTCCACGCTTCTTTTAAGTTAAAATCTTTTGATACAGCGTAGTACTCTCTTGATGAACTATATTTTGAATCACCACTACCGTCTTTGTATTTAAGAGGTTTAATCTCTGTAACAATGCCAATGCTTATCAAATCAATCGTAGGTTTGGTTTCTCCGTATTTAATACCGAGAAACCTTTTATCTTGTTTTCCTTCAAGAAATTCGCAGTCGTAAAATAGTTTCATATTTTAAAATGTTCAATAATAGACTGTGCCGTTGACTTCGCATTATATACACAATCCAAACGGTTGATATAGCCCTCTGAACTCGATGCAATGATATTGCCGTTGTGTTTACTCTTAATTTGCCACCTCCATTCTTTCTTTAAAGACCGTAGGGATAGCTTGCGTGTAAATGTTACCTGATGTGTTTTGATTGCTTCCATTTTTTTATAGTTTATCTATTGTTGACTTGCTCATTGGTTTCTATTTTTTAATTAAACTTCCTCAAACCTTAAATCATCCATCATCAAACGCTTCTGCATTTCCTCTCCAAAGATTACCATTGCAAACTCCCTGTTGTTTATCATTGCTCCGTTCACAAAACTATCCTTGCATTCTTCACAAGGACACGTTATCTTTGATTGTCTTACCTTTTTTCCAATCCTATCCAGAAACCATAGTTTACGGTCTTCAAATGATTCGATAGTCCAATCGAGCAAATCCCTGTAATACGTAGCCTTATGGTATTCTTCGTTCTTCTCGCATACAGATAGCTTGTGCTTTACTTTTTTGATGTAATCGGTCATATCTGTATTTGATTCCTGTACGAGCATCTGTGATATTCTTTCAAAGCCTATGTCGTTGTTAAAAAAGTCTTCCATTTCTTCTTCGTCAAATTCATCGTACTGAATGTTCTCGTAGTAACGGTGTATAAAGTATGCGCTTACAAAAGCACCGATTATAAGACCTAAAAGTAAGAATGTTGTGGATGCGAAAAATATAGTCATAGTGTTATTGTTTATTTATTGTTTCTAAAACTTTATCGCATTTGCTTTTCCATTTTTGATTTCCAAAACAAGATATGCCAACGACATCAGTTTCTGCATTTATAAAGTTAAGTTCTATCCAATCATCGTCCAAATGAAACAAGAATGATTTGTCTTTTAAACTAACAGATTTATTTTCGTAGTTACAAAATATAATATTTTCTCTTGATATTCCTATTTTATCACTTATAGCAAATAAATCGTCATTCCATCCTTTGTCCGAGTTCTCTGGCGATAATCTACTTGTGCATATCCAAACATCGAATCCTTTCTTAATTAAACTTTGAGCATATCCTTGAACATCGTTTCTGCTTAATGTGCTATCAAAATCAAAACTAACCTTATTCTTCATTTCATTTATTGTTTACATCAAAGGGTATTCTTCTCCAAACTTCCATTCGGTCTGTGTATAAATCATCTTCATTTTCGTAGCACTTTCCGCAGTCTCCCTCTTTCATAACGTGGACAAGGACTGATTTGATTATTCCGCTTGAATAACGTCTGTACTTTTTGGGGAATATGTTTTCTTGGTTGAATGTTAGTGGTTTCTTATTCACTTGGTCAATTCTTTATATGCTTCTCGGTAATAATCCCTTATTCTTACAAGTTCTTCCCTATCCCATTTATGGTCAATCAACTTGTCTTTCTGTGCCAATAATTCAAGCTCTATAAAATCTTCTTCACCAATCCGTTTCGGAATCCTTACTCTATATTCGCTTTCGTTTCCGTCCTTTCTGATATTACACCCAACGCATTGACCGTGTATATTGGTTTCTAAAAACTTTAATGTGCTAAAAGTTTCAGCTTTATAAAAATGTCCTGCTTGGTGGTTTGGATTATATGGTTCATCACAACTTATGCAAGGCTTTCCTTTATCTCTTAATCTAATGTATTTATGGCAAGCAATGACTGTATTTTTTAATAGCCAAGATAATGATGTATTCTCTTTTGTTTCTTTTTCAAAAGATTCAAATTCCCTTCTTTTCTTTGTAGCTTTTAAAGTAGCTTTATCCAAAACTTTTTTACCTTCATCGGTAGTTAATAGCCATTTGGCATAACATTTTTGGCATAACCCACGATTACGAAACAATGCGTTTTTACCGCAACCATCAAAATCTTTTGCGATACCAGTGGATTTGCAAGGTTTTTCTTTAGTCTTAATCATTGAACCATTCTTTATATTGTTCAACAAATTGAGTTCCAACCATAAGAGGATATGTAGAAAGAACCATATAAAGTAATTGAGTTGGTATAGGTTTTTCCAACTCTTTGCTACGTTTATTAAGGTGCGCTATATTGTATGCAATAGTTTCCTTTTTCTTTTTTAAAAACTCTTCATGTTGTTCGGTTGCTTTGTTCCACCAATCCTCGAAGTCTTTTTCGTTTAACGCGCCATCGTGAACAGCAATAGAGTTGATATGTTTCATTATACCACCTTCATTGTGGTTTAAATCGTCTTGGTCGTACCAATTTTTAGTCTTCATCCTCTTTTATTGGTTTAATAGATTCAACTTTTTTTATTAAGGAATTATTTAAAGTCAATCCTTTAGTCACAATTTCTTCCCATCCTTTAGCAGAAGTCAAAACAGACTGTAAAGACTTTAATTCAAATAATATCTCTTGTTTTTCAAACTCTGTCATCCTCTTACAGCTTTAATATCGTGTCTGCCACAAAGTATATCTTCTGAATTGTGTCCTGTCCAATAAGCTATGTACTTTGGTACAAACTTTCCGTTCTTGAATAAATTATATCCCATTAGCTCGGAATGGAAATCAAAAAATGTTTCGTTGTTCATTTAGTTGTGGGGTTTTTAAAATAATAACATTTCAATTTCTTTTCGTTCAACAGGACTTAATAAATTATAATCGTTCTCTGGGTCAATTATCTCGCCATTTATAACCTTAACGTCCTTTATCTTTCCGTTGTTCTCCAATCGGTACATATTGCTGAATACTTTGTAAATATACACTATTCTTCTGCATCTTTTTTACCTTTAGCGTATCCAATATTCTCTTTATGAATTAAACTATAAAAATATAAAATACAGATTACATAAATAGCCAATAACCAATACCTGTTATCATAAGCGTAAATACCTTTTAATAATTCATTTCTAAATAATAAATTCCAAAGAATTTTAACACCAAAAACAATTACAGTGGTGAATATAAAAACAACTGTAACTAAAGTGAATGAATATAGCAATGCAACTCGTTTTTTCATGTTACTCTTTCGCTTTTTTGCTTCCGACTTTGAATCCCGTATTATAACCGCCCTTATACGTATTCTTACCTATCTCTGCAATAGGACAGGTTGGTGTAGGTGGAACAACTGCATATTGACCCTTAACGTCTTTATAGCCTTCGGAAAATCCTTCGGTAAATCCATCGCAAAAGTCACTGTAAGATCTCGATTCAAAAGCATTAAGACTGATGAACATTGCAATCGTAAGCAATAGTAGTGTAAATCGTTTCATATCGTTTGTTTTAATTGGTTTCTTCAATTTTTATAGCATCAAATATTCTAACCAAATCAGCTACATCCTTATCAAATGATTGTTCTTCTTTAATTGCGTAAGTATTACAAAAAATAAAAGTACTATGTCCTCCGTATTTGCTTACCAATGAATAACTACAAAATGAATCGTCTTTAGAAACACCAATATAATGTTTCATTTTAAATTTTTCATCTTCCAATTTTTTTATTTGTGATGAAATTGATTCAATATCAAAAGGACTATTTACTTTTATTGGAATTTTGGTAGATTCTTTTATTTCTTCGTAAGTGAAATCCATATCGTAAGTTTTTAATGGGTTATTGTTTCGATTTAAAATGGTAAAGTATCATCAGAATCATCATCAGAATCCAATCCATCATTAGACTGTGGTTTCGATGCGCTTTTTTGAGGTTGTGATGTGGCGTCGATTTTTTCTACTCGCCATCCTTGAATTGAATTAAAGTACTTTGTTTCGCCCTGCGGATTTACCCACGCTCTACCATTTAGGTTGTAAGATATTTTAAGAATATCTCCAATATTGAATTTATCCATTAAATCGGTTTTGTCTTGTATGAACTCAACCATAATAGTCTGTGGATATTGACTATCTTCTGTGGTTATTACGACTTCTCTCTTTCTGAAATTGTTTGCACCGAATGATTGTGTTTCTCCTTTTACTGTCAGTTTGCCTGTTACTTCGCTCATTTTTATTTATTATTTAATTGTTGTTTGTTTTCCTTTTTCCAATACAGTTAGCCTATCATAGACCTTTGGTTTCTCTATATAAGCATCCTTACTGACTATCATTGCTATACGGTTTGTTTCCATAATGACAACGAATATAACGCCCTCTGAATTAATTACTACATCGTTCTGTTTTAATCTTACATTGCCTACATAACGCACTTTGAACAAGTACTGGTATTTGTCTGCAAGTGTCAGTTTAAACAGCTTTGCTATCTTATGCTGAAACTTTGAGTACATTGTCTGCACTTGTTTCTCGTGCAAGTTTGATTCAGCAATCGATACGTGCTGTCTGATAATCTTTTTCGGTAAATCGATTTTGTTACTTTTTGCCATTGATATAGTTTAATGTTTGTTTAAGTGGGTTTGCTTCATTGTCAAGTCCGTCTTGTACGAACTTCTCTATAAGGGATGAACGATTATATTTTGATTTTGAAACATAATTGTCCAACCTATCCAATGTGGTTAGTTTCAATGTTACTCCGATGTTTAAAGTTTTTCGTGCCATAATTAGTTCAAATGTAATATAATATATTATTAAAACAAATAAAATAATGTATATATTTGAAAAAACTTTCCTAAAAATGTCAAAAGGTATTGTACGCTATGGGTTTCTTATAAAGGGTAACGAAGTTTACGACACCAAGATTCTCTCTTACAAACTCACAAAAGAAGTACTTGGCTCTAACATAGTTTACCAAATGAACCCTACAAACTACAAAAGGTTGCATATATTTGAATCATTGCTATACCGATATGACATTGATAAAGTGTTTGAATTACTGCGTTTCAACAAGCATCTTGAAGAATGTAGGAAAAAGGAAAGTGTCTTTAGAGAGGAAAAACTGCAACACGCATCGAATATGGCTGTCATCTACAACTATCCACCGACATATCTTACCGGAAAGAAATTCAGTCTTTACAAGATTGCACAGGAACTCAAAAAACGACTTGAATGAAAAAAATAGCACTAATAGCGGAAAGCATATCTTTTACCAACTTCGCCATAATATACAATGTAAGGCTTTCAGAGGGTGTTTTAGAGAATATCAATCCAATTATACTATGTTGTGATGATATATGCAGAAAAGACCTTATAATAAAGCCTACTGCGCTATCTAAAGAGAGTATGAGGGTTGTATTTACACCGAGCAACGTAACGCCACAATTTTACCAAGATTTATTGAACAAAAGTCTAAAGAACCACCAAGAGTACAAGACCGAACTCAAATATATCTATAACGTTGGCGATATTGTAGGATATGTACTTCTTATGGAATAACATTGACAAAAACAGTATCGGAAGATGAAAGACCGAATGAATCTGTTACTGTTACCTTAAATACATAATTGCCTGCAACCAATCCTGTGAATACTGCTGTAGGTTTAGTCGCATCGGCAATAACCGCATTACCGCCCACAACTTTCTCCCATAAATGAACAAGCAATCCACCTTCATCTTCTGTGTAAGAAGAAAGGTTTACGGTATCTATAGGCAGTTGGATGATTTGATCTGAACTAGCGTAGATTATAGGTGCTACATTAGTGTTTTTATATGATAGTGTTACTTTATCTATATTTGTATTTGAAACAGTCTTTGTTGCATCAGTGGTTTCTACGATTATCACGATTTCATCGAATTGCGAATCTGTAAAGATGTTTTCTGGAATAGGAAGTGTTATTTTCATATAGCCAACAGTAAGATTCGAGAATCCATAACTGCCCTCAAATATAGATAGCCAACCAACAACGGAAGATGCTTTATAAAATTCAACTTTCATCTGCATATCAGGACTGAACTGTCCTCTACTGAACATAAACTCTAAATTCTTTATGTTTAAAACAGGACGCATAATATCCGAAGTAAAGGTTATTCTGTTAAGCTGCTCTTTTCTCGTTTCTTTGATGCTTATCGATTTTATTCCAGAATAAGGATTTACAAGTGAATCCAATGACATATTATTTCCACCACTTGATTCTGTAACAGTCCATTCCGTAGGAAGTCCTAAAAACTCGTCGTATAGGTCAAAAACAATATCTTCGTTACCACCGTTGCAACAATTGTTCTGTATGTAGGTTACTGCGGTAATAAGTTCGCATAGCTTTTTTTCGTGCATCAATAAAACCTCGACCAATTGCAATGGAAGTATGTACGTTTCTCCTGTTTCACAATCGGTAGCCGTAGTACTTGGATATGTAAGACAACTTTTGCCAAGCGCATTGAGATTGAACAACTGATTCATTATAGAACCCACTTCCGCATTCAGAATGTTTCCGTTAGGTGTTTTGATAGCAAATCTATCTTTTGGGTCTAAAGGGAATTTTATAGGTTTATCGAATAAGGATGCCATAACGTTACTTTTTTTTCAAAAATAGATTAAAATATCTTGTACCTCAACTTTAATAAGTAATTGAACTGGTAATCTGAACCGCTTTCAAGTCCTATCGGTTGTAGTTGTGCCTTTAGACCAAAATCAAAGTTCTTCATTTCGTACATAAGCTCTGAATTTGGTATGATGTTTCCGAACTCAAACCTCGGTACTTCAACACCACCGTAAAGATGTATGCCTTTCCATCTGAACTTCTCTTTTTTAAACTGTTCATCGGATATTTCGTCTATACGTGTATTTGAATCGTCTATTATCTTTTTTGACTTCGCAATCTCTATAAGAGTATTCTTAAAATCCTCTTTTAGAAACTCAATCCTATCCATAAGTTCGTCAATCTGCAAATCACGTACTTTAAGAACGCTATCCATTACTTTCTCATTGGAAACACATTTTGACAAGTCTATGATACGTTCTACCGTAAAAATACTGTCAATTCGTTTCTGTTGGCTTGGCGTTATATCGGTACGTTGACAGAATGTCCAAAGAGGTGTCAAGGTTACGATTAATAAAATAAGGTTTTTCATAAGGAATGTATTTTATTTTCAAAGGCAAATTTGCTATACTGTCGATACGTTTATTTGATTTTTCTATAACTTGGTCTATACGTAGCGAAGCCGAATCCCTTACACGTATAAGTTCTACTTTTTCTTTTGTCTTATACTCCAAGAATTCGGATTGTATCTTGTTGGTTTTCCAATCAAAGTAAAAATAAAGCCCTATCAAAAGAATCAATAGGGCTATTATAATATAGGGTTGTGCTTTTTGCATTATTGTCTTGCTTTCAATCTCTGTGAATCGAAATAAGCCTTTATGATAGCTGTAAGACCTGCTCCGAGCAACAATAGGTTATCTGTGTTCAAATCCAATGTACCTCCCAATCCTTCTTCCACAAGGAATTGATATTGTGGCACAAAATATTGGATTGCAATAAGAACGATTGCGCCTACTACTGAAAACAATAACGGTTTTAGGTTGCCTTCCCAAAATTGACCCCAACTCCATTGACCTGCCAAGAAGTGTTTTACGGCAAAAGCCAAAAGCGTTGTGCCAATGGACGCTAAAAATCCAAGTACAAATTTAAAGAACGGTAATTGTTCGGGTTCTACTTCCTGTGAAGTAAAGGCGAATGCGCCAATGCTGACGAACAGAAATGCGATAAATAAGATTTTTTTCATAATAAATGTTTTATTGTTAGATGATTATAGGTTTCAAATATAATCAAAATTCGTCAACCAAAAGATATGTGTATGTTTTTTGTTTGCTTTTCTTGAACATAGGAATCCAATAGCCAAAATATTTCTGTCTGTCATTGGCTACTTGACAGCCTACCGACCATCCACCGATTATCCAAGTCTTAACAGAACTCCAAGTATCGTATGTGTTGCAATGGAAGTTAAACCCTTTCCAATGCTCCCAACTCCAATCCGTGTTGCAATCATTATTTGATATTTTTCTTATAATCTTAAACCCACCGACTTGTGTAAGTGCATCCATTTTTAGCTTGTGAAGTCCAAGTTTCCATACATCATAGTACCATTCGTTTGATTTAATCTCTCCAATACCTTTGGGATTCCATTTTAAATAGTTTTTAAAGCCATAACTACCTGAATCTGTAGTAGCTGTTATGACATCTATAAATGTTTCGTCCTTGAATAGATATATTTTATCGTCATATACATCTTCTTCTTTTTCGTTAGAACGTATTCCCATTAGCCAATAATCTTTTGGAAAGCCATTGAAGCTATCCATTGATTTTGCCTTGTTCAAAAGTTCTTTATCAGAATAACCTCTAACGTTTGTCTTTGCCATCTGTATTAATTTGTGACTGTGATAATTTTATGTCGTGTATAGTAGATAGTAAATCGTTCTGCAATAAAATTGTTTTACCGTGTCTTATTTTCTCTTTATATATCAACCGTTCAAGCTCGTACGGCATTTTGTTTTCCACAACAATCTTTTTATCTTTTGCGCTTACGGTATCATTATTGGCTACTTTTGAAAAAAACAATAATGGTATAAAAAAATAGAATAATATTTTACTCGAATGTCTTCTCATTTTTTTTGTCTTTAATATCTTTTTTTAATTGGTTTAGTTCAAATTCAATCCTCAAAGTCCGTTCGTATGTTTCCTTGTTGCTCTCGCTCTTTTCTGTCACAAATAATATCCAACTTTTATATATTGCGGAAATCTGACCATTGAGCATTTCCTCTTTGGCTATTTTCTCCTTTCTCAAATCATAGTAAGCAAACATCAAAAATGCAACAAGTATGATAAGGAACGTATTAAATCTCTTTGGGGTTGTCATCTTCTGAAACTCCAGAAAGATTTCCTTTGCTATTGCTAAACTCATCCCCAAATCAAGAATCCTTCTTGTTAATCTTTACTATAGTTTTCTCCAAAGTGACATTATTCATCAATTTATGTAAAATATATTGAAAAAACAAACCCAACAAGATTCCATAAGCCATTTTATCGCCCAATTGAGGCACATCGAACTTGGTGCTTAAAAAATTCATTGCATCGGGAAAGAACCTGAATACACTGAACGCAGCCATAAAAGCCAATCCAAAATCGATGATGTTATCGTCAATCCATTCTGCCCTATTGAATTTCATACGTTCGGGATAATGCTCTAAATTGTACTTTTTCTTTCTCGAATTATAGCTCAAAAGTTTTACAAAATACATTCCTATAAATGTAAAGAATACAAATCCAAGCGTCTGTAATACGCCCTCTGTTCCAAAAAATACTTCTATAAATTCTTTCATAATTGTTTTCAATTTAATTCTAATTCGTGAAATTTATTGTCTTCTTCAATCATTTGATTTAACCTTTCAATCTCACGGCTTTTTAAAACAGAACTAGCACGTAAATTGAAAACAAAAGAACCTACAAATCCCGACCCAGTACCATATCCTATATCGTTCCATGACCACTTTCCGCCTTTGTTTACATCAGTCCATTCTTTGAAACATCCAAAAGCAAACATATTTACAGTACCACCAAGAACGCCTAACCAAAAGCTATCTGTTTTTTCTCTCCAAAATAAAGAACTAGTGCCACCAACAACAAAACCGCCCAACATGTGAGCCTGTGTATCCATTGGTATATTTTTATGTTTAACAAACAACCATCCTTTGTCATCTGGTTGTTGAGCGTAACTGTTAAATGTGAATAGTAAGAGTAATGTGATTAGTAATGTTTTCATTTTTATATTGTTTTTATTTATTATTCTAAACCTCCATCGGTTATAATCCAACCTCTTGATATTAAGATGTCTCTTGCAACTTTACCCGCAGAATTGTATTTACTAGTTCCACCTCCAAATGTTACGTTTAAATTAGGGTTAGTGTCTTTCATGTCGATTAGAAGTTGTGAGTATCTTGATGTGTTTATGGTTGAGCTAAAGAAATTGCCATTATTCCCCGTAATTGCACTTAACTTCATATTTGGAGGTAAGTCCGTCAATGGCGTGCCAAATAAACATGCATTTCCATTTTGAATACCAACAAGTGTCAATGTACTTGGCAATATAGACATTCCACAATCCCTGAAAGTTGAAGAACCAACTGTCATTGCTGACAATGAGAATCCTTCTTTTATAGATGGCAAAGATGTGCAACCCCTAAATGCATTTGAAGCGGTTACAACATTTGAATCCCATAAGTTATTATCACCAGCTATTTCTGTTAGATTGGCACAGCCATAATAGGCTCCAGTCTGATTTGGGACTGGTACAATTGTGCCCCAATTCAATATTTTTGTGAGCTTTAGCCTGTCACCGCCATTGTTAAAAAAAATACGCTCAAAAGTTCCACTAATATAAACCTTATGTATTCCAGCACCGCTAGGAAATGTTATCGTATGATTCTCTGTTATGCCCGTTGCGGAATAGCCGTCATCGGTTGTTACAGAATAATTAAATGTCGCACCGCCACCAGTGGTAGTTGGTATGGTAAATTGATTAGAAGACGAAGTGCCTGATTTACTAGAATCTACTTCATAGACTAATCTTGTTTCAGGGATTACGGTCTTATCATAAAATAGAGTATTGCCCAAATAGGCTTTCTTTATCTCGGTATTTGCAAGATAAAGTTTATTGATTTCTGTATTTCCTAGTTTTATTGGCATTAGATATTTGCGTAATAAGATTCTGCTAAATCATTAAAAGCTGAATTAACTGTAAATTGTATATCAGCATCGGTACTTGATTCATTGATAACAGGGTTTGCAATTACTTGATAAACTGCGGAGTTTAACCACGCACCTCCAATATTATTGACAACGTGTGATGCAAACTTTTTAACCAAAACAGGACTGCCACCTGCTATAATGAGTTCTCGTGAACGGTTGTTCATTGCCATTGCAATTTTCTTTCTGAATATTGGATCTTCTACTAATTCTGCTTGTTCTTGTAAAGTCATTTTAGAGTTATTTAAGGGATTATGAAATAATATGTGTTTGCGTTCTTTGTCAATATTGCATCATATTGGGCTTGTGTACCGTCCCAAAATTGACGTGTGTTATTTGCTCTTGTTTCTTTAATTGTATTTTTATCATCTACAAATTTCTTATTTGCAGTCTGTGTATCTGTTGTTGGTGTAGGTACAATAGGGCTTTTAAGAAAAGTTTTAACACCATCAATTTCTTGATCCGTTGTGGTTATCACCGCGCCTGCCGCTTTAATGTTTACTGTCGTTACATTAGCATCGCTTCCATCTACTCCATCTGTACCATCTGCTCCCACTAAAGAAGCCAACCAACTTGTTTCATCACCTACATATCCATCATCAACTGCAATTTCATAGGCTGAAAGTCCATCTGAACCATTTGTGCCGTCAATACCATCGATTCCATCACTTCCATTAGTACCATCTATTCCATCAGCACCTTTTAATGACAATAGCCAATCAGATTCACTTCCTATAAAGCCATTGTTTACCGCTATTTCGTAAGCACTTAATCCATCAGCACCTCCACCACCTCCACCACCGTTCTTAACAACTACCGTAGGTGTCAACTTAATGAAATTACCGTTTTGGGTAACTTTTAGGTTTACCCTATTGACGCTCTGTGTAACCTTTAGATTAGTAGTCATTTAAACTTGTTTTGTGTATTCTTTTACTATTTTATAAACTACATCGCAGTAAGTCACCCTATCGTTGTTTGGAAATGTAACCTCAATATCACCTCTATGTATTCCTGCTCTCAAAGAGTTTCTTTCCACTTCGTCTATGTTAAACTTTTTTGCAGTGAGTATTGTAATACCGTTACCTGTCGAAATATCCATTGTACGCTCTCCTTGTTCGTTATAAAGTTGCATTTTGATTGTAGAGCCTATAAGATTAATAGGTGTATCATCAAAGTCAAACTCTATGGCAAAGATGGTATCGCCCTCCTTTATTTCGGGATTTGGAAACTCATTTGATTCAATAGGTATTTTAAGTAGTGCCATTTTATATTCCGTTTAAATATTCTTCAAGCCATGTGTAGCCACTTGGCGCAATGTCATTGTAAGACGCACCACCCATATTTGCAGTAGCCCAAGTATCAGGAATACCGTCATTATTACTATCCACAGGAACACTTGACATATTAGCTAAACTAGAATAAGCTGTACCAAAATCATTTTCATCTAATTTACTAGGTGAGTTTCCCGGTCCATTATTATTCTCTGCTTGACTAATTGCACGTAAATCAGTTGCATCCCTATAAAGATTACAACCGAAATCATTCTTAAGTGTTGACCATACAGATAGTCCGGGAATCAAAGTAACTCCGTCATTTACTATTTGAGTAGCATGTGGTGTTAAAGTTTGATACAAAGTGTTTGCAGGAGTAGTAAAATTACTTCCATAATCTGTACTATATGTAGTTATTAAGTTCCAAGCAGTTCCTGTCTTTGTAGGTCTGTAACGACTGTCAAAGTTCTCGTCATTAACATAATACTTGCTTCCTGTATTTTCTTCAAATAGAACCCATCGCCTACTTTGATTAAGTGCCGATTCGTTTGCTTGCCAATAGTTATTCATAATATTTAGAGCAAATGGAGTAGAGTTTCCTACATAAGCTTGTGTTCCTAAACCAAAGAAACCTAAATTGGATGAATAGTTATTAATAAACTCATATTTAGCAGGTGTAGCTGAATTAACTGCTTTTGGTGAAAACAATGGATTTCTTTGTCCTGATTCAGATTGAAATGTTCTATAAATTGATACAAAATCTGTTCCTGTTAACATTAATAATTTACCTCCTTCAGCGGGAGTTACCTCGCTCAATGGTTCAGTGAATAAACAATTTTGAAAAGTTATATTAGTAGAATCAGTCATGTCAATTAATTCGTCAGAACCATAACTTGCAGAAACGTGGTCAAATATTATATTTGATTGATCGACACAAAGAAAAGCATCTCCCGCCGAACTCCCTTCAATTCTTTGTCCGGGTCTAATTCTTATATACCTAATAATTAAATTACTTCCAGCATCAACTAAAGGTCCATCCCAAGGGCTTACTGCGCTCTTTCTTAAAGTGATTCCCTGACCCCCATTCCTAAAGGCAGTCTGCCCCGCTATTGTTATATTGTTCCATATTTCTAATGGAGATAACAGGTCAATATATCCTGCGACTTCGAAAACTACCGTTCTGTTACTTACACTAGTTGCTTGTCTCAATGAACCTGCACCACTATCATTTAGATTAGTTACTTTGACTACAGAATGTCCTCTTCCCCCTGTTGCGTTCTTTCCGTAACCTTCTGCTGATGGAAATGCTTTTATAGCTTGTGGAGGTGTAACCTCACCACCACTCTGTTGAAGTCTTAAACGCTCAAATATCTCTAAACTCTGACTTTGCAATCCTATGGAGACAAAGAAAATAAGGTATAATAGTTTTTTCATTTTAATTCCAATTTAAGAAAAAGTGATAAATTTTATTGTCGCTATCTTGTGAGAATATTACCCTAAAGGTTGTATTCTTTGCAAATGGAGCACCAAGTATTCCCTTTGAATTATAGATGGTAGGAAACTTTGTTCTATTCTTTGTGGATATGTAAACCGCTTTCAAAGGCTCATTCTTTAAATATGCCTTTGCATCCATACTTGATGGATTGATGACATTGGAAATAGTGTTGTAAGCATAATTAATTGTGGGATTCTGTGTTACACACTTCTCTAAAGCTATATTGCTTTGCTTTTCTACTTCTCCAACCATTTTTTTAAGGTCGTCAAAATAATTTGTCAAAGGTGATTGTTGACTGAAACACATTGTACTCAATGTGAGAAATAAGATTGTAATTAGTTTTTTCATATTTTCATTATTTAGAATTTTATAAAATAGTAAACGGGTGTTGTACCGTCATAAGTGGTTACGATCATTTCAAATACAACATCAGCTTCAAAAGCTGCGCCTGTTTTTAAACCCGTTGTTGAGCCATTAAGCGTTGGGAAAGCCACCATTCCTGTAGTATCTATGAAATTGACTACATAACCACCTCTTTTAAGATTGGATGTCGTAAAATCTGATGCTGTACTCGGTGTGGTATAATTGAATATCTGACCTACAATGTTATCTCCTAAATCAAGCACTGTACCACTTGATGCTACTGTGCCTGATAGGCTTACTGTATCATCTACATATTTCTTTTGTACGTAGGTGTTGTCGTCATAGTTTGCTCCGTAATATATTTCAGAATATAAACCTCTACTTGTTGGTAATGATGCATAAATAGAAATACCCTCAAGTCCTGCATATATTTCAGAATATATAAGCAAATCATTGTCTTTATACCCCATTCTAATATCCGAACTATAATGTGGTATTGCTAAATATCTGTATATGTTTGTGCCTGCTTCTTTTGCTTTTAGCAACATTCCTGGTGATGATACTTCTCCAAATGTATCTTCATAAGCAGAAATGCTAAATTCTTCATTATCTTCGGATATATGTTTTATTAAAACGCTTGCTTCTGTTTCAATATCCCCAGTAACAGGACTACCAACTTCTGTTCCCGTAAGTGGTATGTATGCACCACCAATAGCCTGTGAACCATATTTACCTGCATCATCAATGGTAAGTGCGTAGGTTTCTCCATATGGTGCTGCTATCTTTGGTTGGAAGATGTCTGCGTTGTTGAGCATCATATCTCCTCTATCTGCGTAGAATGAATATGTATCAAAGCCTGTTCCTGTAACTTGTGGATTTGCTCTGAATGATGCGTATTTTGAGTTTGTGTTTGTCGAAAGGTTTACAAAGTCATTTGCTTCAATACCTATTGCAAAATAGTTATCAGAAATAGCACTTGACCTATAATCTCGTCTTTCGTAAATACCTTTTCTTGTAGAATTGTTTTGAGTAGCACCTGCGACACCATCAGAAACAAAAGTAAATCCTGTATGATTAGGATTACCACCGTTAAAAGATATTCCGTAATTACCTGCGATTTTTAATGCACCAGCTCCAACGGTGTTTATACCTGTGCCGTTGGCAGGTACTCTTAAACCATCTGACACAACTATACCATTATGGATAATACTTCCAACGTTTAAACTTGCAGGCACTCCTGTATTTCCAAATAATGAATTTGCCTTATTCCAAACTTGGTCGGGATTGAGGGGTGTAACAATAGGAGTAAAATCTATAAAATCATCAGCTACCGCAGTATCGGTACAAGTGCTTCCGTAAGTACCTCCATTACCCACAAAAAGATATTGGAAAAGTTCTCCATCGTTAAGCGTATTGGCAATTACATAACCGTCTATTTGGTCTTGGACTAAAAAACAAGGTGTTAAAAGATTGAAAGCATCTACAACGGGTGTATCGCCAATTTCTCCAACTTCTATAAACTGCGTGGATGCCAATTGTGATAAATCAGTTAAAAGAATAAAATCCTCCTCTATTGCTGTTTTAGTTCCACCTACTCCATAGTCGCCTGCCAATCCCACAAATAAGTACTGTAATACTTCTCCTCTTTGTGTGACATCTATAAGCACATAACCATCTTCTTGTCCTTGAACAGGGTCTTCGCTTCCCGTAAACGTGTGACCGTTGAAAGCATCTACAATACCCGTTGTACCGGCATTTCCAAGATTTATGAATTGTGTTGAAGCTAAATCGGCAATCTCTGTAGTGTTCAAAGGAATCCATTTATCTACTTGATATAGATAAACAACTCCGTCTGTCTTATACATGATTTGACCGTTAACAGGGCTTGAAGGAAAGTTAGCCTGTGGCTTATACTTCGTAGATGTCTGTGTATTGACCTGTCCAAAAGATATTGAACAGATTAAAAATGATAGTATTAATAGTATTTTTTTCATATTGATTGGTCTGAATAGATTTCTAAATTAGCTTCTGTTGTATGCGGTAGCGCAATTACTTTTGCCTTGATATATCTTCCGCTTCCGAAAGGATATTCACCGTCTATCAAGTCGTTTACCTGAATAGCAAGATAATTGGTATTGCTGCGTTTATTGACTGCCATTCCTGCAATCTTTAATATCACTCTTGAATAATCTACCAATTCGGGGTCTTCACCACCTCCACCTGTTGTGGTTTCCGAACAGTATATTGCCGTGTTAACGTTGTCGATACAATCTCCCAAAGAGGGTTGTGTAACGCCATCAACTTGCCATTCTTCAAAATGTACCAAATCCGCAGGTAGGTTTGATAACGTGTTTCTTTTTTTGACACCTACGCCTATAAACCCTGCCTGATTGGTAGGATATACATTTGACAATGCTATTTCAAGGTCGCACTTTCTGTAAAGCGTTCGGTTCAAAAAGACTTCATTGTCCTTTACGGTGTATGTTTGTCCAACCGCTAAAGTAACAACCTGTCCTGACGAAAATAATGTATTCTTAATCATTGGAACGATGTATTTATGTTTTCTACCAACTGACCCAATGAGGTCGGTACAGTACCGTTAATTTTCCATTCTGTATATTTCTTCAAGTCCGCAGGCAAGTTACCAAGTGGGTCACGTTTTTTGATGCCTACCGTAACTGCTGTCTGTGGATTCGTAGCTTCCGAGCCTGCAATGGCTATCTCCAAATCTTTCTTCTTGTAAAGACTATTGTTGAGAAACAACTCGTTATCCTTTATGGTGTAGGTTTCCCCAACCGCTACGATTATTGATTCTCCCGATGTTATTAAAATATTATAGTCCATTGTCTTGAATTGAGTTTAAAAATAATCTATTTTGAACCATTAAACGTTTTGGTTTAGTAATGGCTGACTTTCAAATATATCGGATAGCCTGTTCTCAAAATCTATTGGCGGTTTCTTGTTTATCCTTTGGTCAACTATTTCTGATGTATTTGAACTTTGTTTGTCAATTCTTTCGTCTTTTCTGTCTTCCTTGTTCATATCGACATAGGTTTTACCTTGAAATTTAAGCCGTTCAAGTTCCATATCCCTTTTATGCTTTTCTTGGTTGGCAAGTTCGGTAATCATTGCGTTGTTACGGAACTCTTGGCTTCTAATCTGCGCTTCCAAGAGCAAAAGATTCTTCTTGGTTTCAAACTCTACCGTTAACGTCTGTTGTTTGGTCTGCTCTACGATTACGCCTGTCTGTGCGTTTGCCTGTGCATTGGCTTCGATATTCTGTAAGGTTTCAGCCTGTTTCTTTTTCTCGTTTTCGGCAATGACGTATTCAAGGTATTTGATGGCTGATTTTACATTGTTTATCTGACGTGCTTGATTGTACTGTGCAACGTTTATTTCACCTTTTTGGTAAGATTCAATTAAAGAGCCTTCAAAAGCTACCCTTTCATCGTTATCTGGTTTGAAATCGAAATAGATTGCGAATTTTGACGTAGGATATTTTTTAAGTTCGTTCAATAACTGTACATTATCGCTACCAATCATATCCATATAACGGTCTTTCAGCGCAGGTGTATTCCATACATCGACAAGCCTTGAAGATACTGCTTCGGCAAACCTCAATGATATGTTGAAACTCGCTTTTACAATATGGTTTGTTTGGTTGTTTGAACTTGCAAGCAATAGTTTTTGAACCGTTACCGCAGTCTTTGAGTTTGGTTTTGTAGTGCCGTCACGGACTTCGTTGATACCTAATAACTGTCTTAACCTACCATAACCATTGACTATCTCGTTTGAAAGAAAACTGATTGCGTTGTTTGACATACCACCACTTCTTTCCTGTATTGCATCGGCTATCTTGATACCGTCTTCATCATATTCATCTGCAAGCAATACACCACGACCAAAATACATATCCAATAAATCTTGACCGCTTACCTTTTCGCCATTGAGCATTGTATTGTTCAATGCTCTTGGACTTATCTTTACTGTACTCGGTCTTAACTCCATTTTAAGTTGTTGGAATTTGTACCAATCACGGTGAATATCATCTATGATAGGGATTGCCCTTGCTACCAAACTATCAAAACGGACTTGTCCTTTTTCGGACAACTTCTTGACCTTTGGCGCATAGACTACAAAAGGTGGCAATGGGGTATTTACATCGTCTGCGGCTTGGTTAGGAATTTCGTTCCATTTGATAAGTACTTTTGCGGTAGGGATATAAATGCCCTCATACCAAACCTTGTAAGGAATAGACATTTTCTTTGCAGGGTTCGATGGATTGTAAGATTCTTCGTCCTTGCTTCTGTCTATAAGAGTAACATTCTTATTCTTTCTCAAACGTTTGTAAACACGCTCTTTTCTGACTTCGTAAGTGAAATAAAGATATTCAACAAGTCTATGTGCGTCATTGTCGGCTACGTAGGCATCGTTGTTTGATAAGTTGTTTATTGCAACGTTTTTAATGTCTTTTAACTGCTCTTTTGTAAGACCGCCCGCCTGTTTTTCAAGGTCTGCAATCGTGCCTTTTTCCATTACACCTGCAAGTCGTATATCACGACCGTCTTCCATTTCAAAAGCGTTGGATATAAAATTGTAAGGGTCAACGTATTTAAGTTTGATGCCCTCTGTGTTGTCTGTATAGTGCCGTCCGATACCTATTCCAAGAGCCACCAAATCGGGGTCTATGGAATCTTTTATTACCTCAAAACGCTCTGACTTCATTACGTTCTCTACCGCTAATTCCTGTGCAAGTTCTATAAGTGGTTTGAACTCCAATTTTTTAACGTCAAGACCTCTTTCATCGGCAGGAATATCCTTTGGCACAATATCTATTCCTATACCTTGGCTTACAAGCTGTGCAAGTTCCTGTGTATAGAAATCATCCTCCATTTTTTTGAGGTAGTTCTTTTTGTTGTTTACTGCTGTACGGTCAATGGCTTGCGCTCGTGGTTTAAAAAGACTTTCATCGATAGGGTTTACTATCAAGTCCATAAACGTAGGAAAAATACGTAAAGGTGTGTAGTCAATCTTATGTGTCTTTACATCAAGACCGTTCTTTTCGTTCTTTCTCTCTCCCTCAATGGTTCTTTTAATGGCTGAAACGTCTTGCTCTCCCCTTGCATAGCTACGCATTGTATCAATCCATAATCGACGGCTTGGCAATAGACCACTTGTTATCCATTGGTTCTCGAACATTTTGGCTACGGTCATACCGTATTCTTCGCTGTCCTTTTCGTGGTTGGATGCGAACTCGTCTGGGTAAGTGGTATTCGTAATATCTGCCATAGTGACCAAAAATAAAGTATTTATAATTTACGTTGCAATCTATTAAGTAATTAAGCACTAAAGTCTTTAAGCGAAAGACCTTTGCCCTCAAAGAAATCTACTGTTGTTCTTTTTCGTGTTTGATATTGGCTTGCCATCTTCGCCAATCCACTTGCCACACCTAAATCGAATTTCTTACGTTTTTTAAGGTTAAAGTGAATCCATTCTGTAATAAGTTCGATAAACCATACATTACATTCATCCTCTACATTTACTCCGATGTTATCTACAATATAATCTTTTAGAAGTGATGCTTGGTCTTCGATAACAGGTTGGCTACTTGGAATACCGCCCCAAAGTTTCTCGTAGTCCTTTAAGTCTTTCCATTTTTTGTCCTGTCTTCGCATCGAATAACCTGTGTAACCTTTATCGTACATATATTCCAAAAGACGAGGTTTATTGCTTTCTATAAGTGCGTAGAATCCAAAGAAAACACAAGCCTTGATTACATCGTCATAAAAGTCGTTACGTTTTTTAGGACGTTCTTTGTAAATGAGCATGAAAGAGTTTGATGGTGCGCCAACCATATTGAACTTTGTATAGCCTACAATCGTACCGTCAGAGCCGTCATCAGTTGTGCCTACAATGTCATAACTATCCACTCCAAATGCGCCTATATGGTTGTTCATTGGTGCAACAATGGTTTTTCCGTGAAAGTTTATCTTATGGGATTTGTTCTGCAAATCCTTGTCGGGAATCCAAGTAGTCTTGAAACGTCCTTCGGGATTTGGTTTCCAAATAACCTTTGAATTAAATTCCTCGCCCTCCCAATCCAAATTACCAACGAATATCCTTTCGACCTTTTCCATAGGCGTAAGGTTATTAAGAAAGTCGTAGTGCGTATTAAGGTTGTCAATATCAAAATCATTGTTTACGCCACCTTCGTTTCTAAATGCGTGTTCGGGTGTACGTGGATGCTGTCTTAAAAAGTTGTTGTAATCTGATTTATCGCCTTTCTTCATTTTTTCAGCAGTCATATTCCATACGGAGATACTGCCGAACTCAATCCAAGAACCTTCTTCGTTTTCAATTGGCTCTTTTGGGTCAAATACAATAGGATAGCCCCATTTATCGAAATAACCAGCCGAAGTGTAACAATCATCGACAAAAAGAGAGATAAGACCTGTATTAGTCCTTCCCATTTCGTCACGATTCTTTGCGCTTGCTTCCTCAAATTCGTACTGATAGGATTCTCCACCGTTGGCGAACGAACCTGCGGTACTACCAAACTTTCCTTTTCCGACAATCTGTGTCATCCCTTTGAAATGGCAATCCTTATGGTTTCCCCTAAACTCTGTAAAGGTGACGTTGGTATATTTTCCTACCTCGTCATTGATTGAATAGGTTGCTTTTGTACTATCATAGGCTACGTCTTTTGTAGGGTAGTATGATATTGTGGAAACCTCTTGTTGGTCGGTATCAAATGTTATTTCAAGGTTGTTCTTTGCCTTGTTGTTTGGATCATCCGTCAACTGTAAAAAGTATGTTGGATAATATTGGAATGGGTTTACTATTTTATTGGTGAACAACATCGATGCAAGCCTGTCTGTTTCACTGACTATCGGAATCTCCGCATACGTGACCTTTGTAAGTTTGTTGAGTGCTATTGAACACGCTTCCACCGTCCAAGCGACACGACGTGATTTTAACCTTAACTCTCCCCAAGACTGACTGTCTGCACAAACGGCTTCCCAATGCCACCAAGTGTGCATAGCGGTAATCCTAAAGTTTGGGTAAATCTTGTCTTCCGTAAGGTAGTAGTAGTTGAGGAACATATAGTTTTCCCCTGTGATATAGCATATTTGGTTGTCAATCTTCACAAAAAGACCGTTCTTTCTTCTGTACTGTTCTTGCTCTATGAACTTGTGGTGTTTTTTTTCAAGCACATCCCTATCGAGAACGTATTTCTTTTTAACATCGTTACGTTTAAGACCTTTCACCTTACGCATCTGACGTTTGAACTCGACTTCAAGGTTTATAAAATCTCTTGGTATCTCGGTGCGTTGCCATACGGAATCATCGTCTGACTTATCGATGTTGAGTATTTCTTTGCCTTCTGAACTTGGAAGACCAATCTTTAAATCGCCTACTTGCCAAATCTCTCCAAGAGTGCCGTCGGTAGAAATACATATAAAGTTTGGGTCGTATTCCGGATAACGTCTGTACGCCCATTTTTTAGAATCGTTCTTTTTTTTGTAGTCGTCTTTTGGCATTAATGAAAACGGACTTATTTCGGTTGCAATGATGCCACGGTAACTTCTATCTCTTTCTTCCATTATTGCAAGTGTTTGTTTCTATCTGGCGTGTTATCCCTTTTCTCTTTCTTGGCGTTTGGATTGTTGATTTCTTCAAGTTCTTTGTTGATTTCCTTGATTTCGTCAATCAGTTTACGTGATATTTCCTGTGCCTTACCTTTTCCCTCTGCGACAATCTTCCATTTATCCTCGTTTATATCTTCAAGTTCAATGGGCGTTATGAGAATGTCGAGCATCTGTTCGTGCGCTATATGCAGGCTGTTTAGCTTCTTTGTAAGAAGTTCTTTTGTTGTAAGCATATCCATTACTTATTGTTTTTATTTTTCTTTAATCGGTATTTTACTACTATTAAATATAGGTAAATTGTTTGTTGGTGTATTGCTTGGGTTGTATATTGGTAAATCGTTAGGGTCTATTGCTTCTGATGTACTACCTGATGATTTTTTAGACCCATATACCGAACTGTTTATACCAAAGAACGAAAGTGCTTCCAAGTATCTTACCACTAAATTAGGGTCTTCTCCCTCAATCTCTATAATAGAGTTGATATACATTGGATAAAGGTTTTCTTTCATCGTTTCCATAATAGGTTGACCATATCTAACTCTCATTTCCTCTCCATTGACAGTTTTAACTTCGCTATCCAAATATCTATATACAATCCCCATAGATGGACTAAATTTGTTCTCTACGTAAGTCCTCATGAGATTATCCCATTGCGTATCTGCATTATATCCTTTGCCGATTCTTTCTATTTTGCCCTTGCTATTTTTGGTGTTGCCGTCAAAAAGTTTAGCCAAAAACACAACTTGTGGTTTCATTCCGTGCCAAGGGTCAAATCTAACATCGTTATTTTTTCCTTTAATCTTCATTTGCATAAAATCACTACTTCTTGGGTCGGTTTCTATTTTTATGATAGGCTCGTCATCATCATCACTTCCTGCAAAGGCTTGTAATAAAAGCATTGATGCAGTTGTAGTCGATACAAATGTAAGCATATCTCTGACTGCTATTTTTTGTGCAACTGATGGTTTATAAATAGGGTCGTTTGGCGAATGTTGCATAACGTACCAAACAGGATTCAGTTGATTGAAAACCGAAACCGTATTTTTGAAAGAGAAAAATATTGTATTAAGAATATCGTTTATGCTTTCTAAATTAGTTGCTTTATCTCCAATCTTCCAATTAAGTTCCGCCCTACCGGTTAAAGTGTTTATTGCTCTCGCAAGTTTTCTGTAATCTTCTGGATTGTCGTTTTCATTTTTACCTTCCATTTCTATCATTTTCATTCCGTCCAAGTATCTCATACTACGGATTTCATTCATATAGATAGTGTTTCCACGCTCAAATGCGAGTAAAGGATTCATATTTTTGAAGCGTTCTGAAATTGGAAGTTTTTCTTTTTTAATATCGCTCTTGATAACTGATAATAGAGTACTTCCAACAGATGCCACATCTTTAACTCCAAATACTTTTACAGAACCATATTCAAGTCCTTTGCCTATCATATTCCAAAGACCATAGACCAAATTGTTGCCTATAAATTCTTCTTCACGAAGTTCCATTTTATAATCCGCTTCTGTAAGACCCAATTTGAATTTCTTCATAGTATCGTAATACGGATTGGTCTTTAGCCTTGAAGTGTATTCGTCTGATTTCCTTTGACTGCCAACTGCTAAAAATGCCTTTCCAAATGTTCTTGCAAGTGCTTTTGGATTTCTTGTAAGCAAACTTATTGTTTGAACTCCACCTTGAATAAGCACCATAGACATTTCTCCACCTGCCATAAGTATTCTTGGGATATTCAATATTCCAATGGCTAAATCCTTGAATTTTTGAGCATTTGTTCTGTTTTTAAGTTCTAACTGATAGCTTTCCTTGTCATAAACTTCTTGCCATTTTATTTTTTCAGCAATCAAATCCCTTAACTCGTTGTCTTCTTTTATAGGGTTTCTTTCGGGTTTTGAAAAATCTTTTTCCCTTAAACGTCTTTTATATTCCTCAATCTGTTTGTTGACACGTTTTTTAGCACTTTCGATACGTCTTTTTTCTACGATACCTGCGTCCTTACGAAGTTTAAGCAATTCGTCCGACAATGCTTTTTTAGCCTGTTTAAGTTGCTCTATTTTAGCGTTTGTGATTGTATTTTGTGTTTCACGGTATTCAAGATTCCCATCTGCAATCTGATCTGTTAGTTTTGTTATTGCGTTTTCGAGTGCTGTAACAGTCCTGTTTATTTTTTGTTGGTCTGTAAGTTCTTTTTTACCCACAAGATTGTCCAATTCTTCATTGAGCGTTTCAAGTTGTTGCTTTAATGCAATTGTTTCAGCGTCAAGTTTTGTAGGTTTTTTTTGTAATGTAGTCCGCTGTTTACTGTCAATCTGTTTTTGTACGTCCTCAATACGGTTTTTAATACGTGACTTGATTTTATCAAGAGCGTTTCTCCATGCAACATCTAAATCAGCATCGTCAACAGGCAAATCTTTCATTTTGTCTTCAATCAATGATTTGAGTTCACGCTCTGTCTGTGTCGGTTTACGTCTTTGTAATCCACTTTTTTTAGGTCTATCGCCACCTATAACATCTTCAAGTGCAGAAAGCAACCTACCTACACCTTTCATTTCAGCAATCTTCGCTTTAAGTTGGTCTTGGGTTGGATTTATGGTCTTTCCGTATTTAGTGATTGCATCCCTAACTTCACGGATTGTAAGCCTTGTATTTGGGTCGTCTTGTTTTATTATTTCAAGTATGGCACTTGAAAGTTCGTCAATATCTTCGATGCCGTTGGCTACTAACTCATTTATTAGGCTTTGTGGAATCTGAATCTTTCCATCGTATGATAATGTGACTACGTTGTTTGCCGATGAATCAACTATGCTGTTGTTGAAAGCGTTAATAGCTTCGTCTTGGTCTGATTTTGAAAGTGATTTATACCAGTCACTTTTTTTAATGTAAGCTACGCCTTGTTTTATGGCATCTGCTATTGTGCCACCTGCTTCGATTGATTTTGCTGTTAGTTCGACTGCACCATCCCATACCAAAGTTGCAGGTGTAGCTGATGAAAATATATTCGGTCTGTGTATTTTAGCCTTTCTTACGTTATCTGCTATCTTTTTAGCTTGTGACCTTGCTGTTCTGCTTGGTTTTTTAGGATTTGGATTACGTGTATTGGCTTGTTTTATATTCTGAATCGCTTGGTTGCCTTGCTTTTTAAGATTTTCTTCTTCAAGTGCTTTTATCTTGGTTTCAAGTTCTTTTATCTTTTTATCGGCTTCCTTAAACTTGGTAAGTGTTTCTTCATCAATTACACCGTTGTTTTTAGCTTTGTAATCAGCGACTTGTTTGGTAAGTGAGTATTGTGTATCAGAAGTTAGAAATACCCTGTTTAAAGCCCCTATAAATCGACCTGCATTCCTAACCTCGTCTTCAAAAGCGACTAGTGCTTTGTCTAAAGTTGTACTATAATCATTTTGTACTTTTCCTATTTGTTCAATAGAAGCCCCTTCTGACGCTTGTTTTAATCTGTCAAGGATTTCTGCATAAACAAAAGTTCTTTCAGCGCCTTTTATAAGATTATCGTCCAATGCTTTCAAGGCATTATCAATCCCTACTTTTTGAACAAACTTACGTGCTGCATCTTGTGCTTTCTCTTGGTTTTCTATTTTGTAGTTTAGACCGTTTGCTTCAATTACATCAAGAATATCTTCGTTTGTTTCTCCTTCATAAATTCTTGCAAAAAGTGATTTTACACCTTGTTTTCTTTGAAAATCATTAGGTGCATTTTTCGGTTGTTTAGGATTCATCCTTTCCTTAACCTTATCAATATCCACATCAAAGTCAAACTTCTGTTTAAGAGCGTCCACTACTTGTTTTATAGCGGTATCAATGTCTATGGTTGCGCTTACAAGGCTTTTAGCGGAAGATGCTATAAGGTTTATAAGTTGGTCTTGCGTGATACCGTTGGCGTTAATATCATCGGTATTGAATTTAGCTGACGGCAATGATGCTTTTAACCAATCGGCTATTTCATCAATCTTGGCATTGGCTATTTTTTTGCGCTCTTGTTTTGATTGCGTAGTATCAGTAACATTCTTTTTGCCTTTTCTTCTTTCGGCAGGTTTTTTAGCCACTTCTGAATCTGTTGCTTGGTTTCCATATATTTCTGTTTGAGTTTCTGTACTCTGTTTGTTGAACCATTCTTCATATTGATTAGACAAAGCGTCCGTTTCGGTATTCAGTCTTTCAAGTTCTTGTTCGTTAAGTTCGGTGTCATAGTCGATACGCTCTGCTAAAGGTACTGAAAGTCTTTCTATTTGTTTTCCACTTCCTTGAATATATTCGTAGTTGCCACGCTCTTTAGCCTGTCTTAATGCTTCTACAAGACGTTTGGCAGGTACTGTATTGTTATTGCCTTTAAGTAAATCTGCTTCGCCCTTGACAATATCAGCCCTTGTCATTTCCAAGTCTATTCTTGGTGACGATGGGTCGTTATTCCATAATAGAACGCCTCTGTCAATTTCTTGAAGTGCGTAGTCTATGTCAGATGGTTTTGATGGTGGCAACTGTTCTTTAAAAGCTATTTTACCTACGCTTTTACCTAAATCATTTGTTACGGTAAGTTTGTTGGATGATTCAGAAACTTTGAAACCCAAATCTTTTGCAAGTTCGGTAACGTTACGCTTTAGCTCTCTACCTTTTTGGCTTCGTTTTCGGGAATCGGAAAGTCGGTTGTACTCGTTACGCCTATCGACCAATGCGTTCTGTTTCTTTTGGTCTTTGGTCAGTTCTTGGGTTTCAACAACATCTGTTTCTTGTGCTGTTTGTCCTTCTGGTTCTGAAATGGTTTGCGGTTGTTGATTAGTGTTTTCTTCAATGGTTGTAGTATTATTTGGTGTATTTTCTAAAACCTCGCTGACCATTTGTGGTTTGATACTGCCTTGCTGTACCAAAAATTCGGCTTCGGTCATTTTATTACCGTCCTTGTCTATACGGCTACCGTTCTCTCTTGCTCTTGGTTGGTTAAAATCGAATTTTGATGGGTTGTTCAATGCTTTAACCAATCTTTCCTTGAACGTGTTTACAAAATCGGATTTAAGCACGCTTTCTTCCACTCCCTGTTCTTCGAGATAGTCAAGATAGCTTTGGGTGTGTTGTTCTGCAATAGCGTCAATCTGTTGGTCTTTTTGGGTTTTATCTTCTGTTGTTATTGTGGAAGCAAGTCTTCCAATGGCTTCTCCCTCGCTTTCAAGTGGGTCGAAGTCTGTATTATTAACAACACCTTCTTTTTTTGATTGGTCTGCTTCTACAAAATCATCTTTAGGTATTCCAAGTTCATCTAAAATCTGTGCCTTTTTGGTATTTTGGTCTTCTTTCCCTACAAGTTTTATTTTGTTTGCAGGTATGCCCAATTTATCTGCAATGAATTGTCTGTTTTGAGGCGTATCTTCTCTTGCCGATATGATTGTTACATCCTCGCCATTGGCTACTTTAGATTGGACTTCTTTACCTAAATCGGTCAACTGTTGTGATTTGTTGTCGAACAATGTATCATCAAAGTCGTATGCTGACTTTGTATTTGTAGGATTCAACTCTACCGTAGGTGAAAGAGTGTCTTCTACTCCTTGGTTTGTTGGTGTTTCTGCAATCGATTTAAGTTGATTGTTTAGTTCTTCAATCTTTGCTTTTTTGGCAACTACAAGTGATGGGTCTTTGCCTGATATTTCTTGTTCAAGTTTAGTCCTTTCCTTTAGAATATCTACCGCTTGCGATTTTTGTTCTACGCTCAAATCTTCTGGAACTGCTCTTAATTGGTTTTGAATTTCCTCAAAATTATCGTATGTGGTTTTAGCTTCCTCTTTTGAAATGCTACCTTCTATAACTTGTTGTGCTAATTCTATTTTTACTTGTTTTGAGTCAAGTTTTGAATCGTTCAGTATCTGAACCGCATCTTTAGTACTATTGTCGCTTGTAGCTTTCTTTATGCCCTCTAACGCAATACCAAATCCACCACCGCTTCCAACTCCTATAAGAAACGCATCGGCAACACCTTCCATTATGTTTAAATCGGGTGCTTCTCCTGAATGTATGCTAATAGCATTTTGTGTTATCTGTGTCGCTGCTTCTTCGATACCTTCACCTACCATTGCTGTTGGAATAGAGTATTTCTTCAATAGTGATTTGTAGGTTTCTATCAGTCCGTTCTTAAATATAACAGAACCTTCCTTAACACCTTCTTTCTTTAAAATCTCTTTTCCTGCTACACCGATTGTTCCTGTGCCTATTGTAGAGAAAACACCTTCTGAAAACCCTGTGCCAAGCGCATTTATGGTTTGCATACTATTGGATAGACCGCTATCTGATTCTTTCAGGTCTTCATTCTTTCCTGCTCCAAAAGTTCCTGTCGTCGCTACTAATAACGACGGTGTAGATAAAGCACCACCACTTAACGCTATCGATAAAGTAGTTGGCAATGATTCCGCAATACTGCTTGTGAGGATTCTGAAACTATCTACATAATTTCCTTGTTGAATATTATCGACTATACCACCTGTGTACTTTTTATCAAAAATTTCTTTTTCGGCAGTAGTCTGTTTTACTTTTTCGGCATAAAAGTCTTTGACTGGATTTTTTATGGAAAGGTTTTCTTTAAAGGATTCTGAATCTGCGCTTAACCCACCGATGCCAAAAGTTTCAGCGACTACGTTTTGAGGGATTGCAAATACATCATATATAAATTCAGGGATTGCAGCAATATCCCTTCCCATTCTTTCAGAACCTCTTTTTATACTTCTGTAAAGTTCGTTTCCAAAGCCGTCCGATTTATCTTCTGGCTTGAATTTATTTGGTTTTTCAGTCAATACAGCACCATCCTTTACGAGTTGACCCTTTGCAAGATTAGTGTCTGTCGTTACACCTGACTGTGATGGCGAGAGTATTGTTCCGAGTTTTGAGGATGCACTACTTTTCTGTCCAGCCTGCGATATAACCGACGAAGAATCCGTAGTACTCGCTTGCGATACCAACTCTTGATTTGTTGAAGTGGATTTGACATTTTCTTGGCTTTTTTTTTTAATGCCTATTAATGATGAAAAACTGTTTAAGTCGCCATTATAACCTGTGTCAACGAATAGTTTGTGAGCGTCGTTTAAGGCATCGGGATTTGTGGAAACAAGAGTTTTATAGGATTCAATAGTTCCTTTGTAGCCTGTGTCCTTGAATAGCTTATATGAATCGATTAACGCTTCGTCTTCCATTTGTTAGTTGTTGTATTTAGAGCCTACTCCTTTAGTTGTTGGTGTATTTGTTTTCGGTGTTAAAGGTGCTTTTTCTCTTGCATCATCTTTCCATTCATTAAGGTCTTTGTAGAAGTCTTTGGTTTTAGGATTCCAAACACCTCTTATCATATTCCCTAAAATTACATCGTCATCTACTATTGTTGTTTGTAATGTAGTTTCTTTTTCATCTTGTTTTGGAACTTTCGTATCTACTCCATTGATTTTTTTGATTTCATAAACCTGATTCCCTTTAGAATCTAAAACAGGCGATATGGTGGTTTGTTTTACTTCTACAACACCTTCTACATTTCCATCAGCACGTAGAATAGGATTTTTAAGGAAGCCTGTCTGATTTTCTTTTCCGTTCCAATTGGTAGCCCCTATTTTAGCGTCTATTGGTAGTGTAAACACCACATCATCATCTCCTAAAGGTTGAAGTTTTCCGTCTATAAATATTTCACTTGCTTTAGCCTTACCTTCTTTAGTAGCAACTTCCGTAGTAGGTTTTTCTTTCTTGTTGTCTCTTTTTGCTTTATCTAAATTTTCAGCTTTTATAGCGTTGTTAAGACCATCGGTAGATTTCTCTAACTGTATAAAATCTTTAGTCCACTTATTAGTAAGAATATCCATTGTACCCGGGTTTTCCCTGATTCTTTCAGCAGTCCAAGCAAGTCCTGTTTCTTCATCAATATATTTATTCTCTCCCGCCCAAGTTCTTAAATTCACATCGTTGTCGAAGTAGGATTTGACCATTTCTTTAATCTTGGTTTCTTCTGTTTCGCCCGGTCTTATCTCTCCATTGTTTTTAGCGGTGTCGATAGCTGTTTTTAGAGTATTTGCATCTTTTACCCAATCAGGATAACCGCTATAAGGTATTTTTGCAAGTTTATTGGTCTGAAATTCAGATGGAGATTCAAATACTAATTTGCCGTCTTTATCATAAGTGCCTATGTCTTGGTTTTTAATTACATAATCCCAATCAGCATATTGACTTAATTCTTCTAATTTATCGGGGTCTGTGTATTTGTTTCTTTTATCGGCTTGCTCTGCGTAATACTTCGCTGTATCGATTACATTCTGTTTTGTCTCGTTAAGATTCTTCTGTTTTTGGAATATAATGTTGGCTTTAGTTAGATAAACGTTATCTTTTGTTTCCTCATACAATCTTTTATATTCGGCATATTTGCCCGAAACATTTTCATCGTAATCAGTCAATACTTGGTCTTGAAACCAAAGAGTGGCATCAGGTGCAGTTAGTTTTTGAAATTCATCACCTCTTGCTTTCTTTTCGTCGGCTATTGCTTTATTTTTAAGAGCATCTTGCTTTGCTTTTTCAGCATCTTGGTCGTCTTTGTATTTTCTCCACCAACGGTTTCTTTCTTCTAATAAAAGACCTACGTTATCGTTCTCTAAAGGACGAAGCTGTTGGTATGCTAATGCGTTTGTATTCTGTTCAGCCATTGAATTATGAGTTTCTTATAAAGAATGGATTTCGGGGGTCTAATAATAATTGATTGTTCAATGGGTCGGTGACAAAGGGATTTCTTGGGTCAACATAAGTATTTGGGTTTGCATTCGTTGAATTAGCCGATACTTCTGCTCTACGTATATCTGTTGCTATTGGCGCACCTTTACCTACGCCTATATCATCACCACCATCTTCTCCGTCCTTTTTTGACATAATAGCATCCCCTAAAGATAATACACTACTAAAAGCACTTGCTATACCACTTGCCGAATCCTGTCTTGCGGTCTGTAACTGCTGACCCAATCCAAGAAGTGCGTTTGATTCACGACCCTCTCTGATAGCCATTATATCACTTTCTCCTTTTGCAATCAACTGTGACCTTTCAGCATCCTGCCTCTGCAAATCCTGTGATATGATGTTCTGTAAAAGTATGTTTTGTTCGTTAACTCTTGGAATACCGCCTATAACAGCTCTTGTACCACCTCTTTGAAGTACGTCGATAGATGAAGCCATATTAGATGTATTGGCTTCTGTCTGTTGGTCAGCTTGTAAAGTAGCCAATTGTATGTTCTCATAAGAGTTTACAAGGTCTTGACGCTTAAAGTCGTTTATAGCGTTTTTAGCATCTTTTTTCTGTTTTTCGGCTTCTGAAATCTTGTATGCAGAAATTCCTAAACTCACGACGCTCGACGTGATAGCTGCTTCTTTAAAGTGATATTTTTCTAAATCAAACATAGAATATATATTTATGTAATCCCAACAAATATAATGCAATTTAGCTATATTTGGTTTATAAAAAGTAATGTATGGATTTTACCGTAAGAAACACCCAAGAGAGTGACTACGAAATGTTATGCGAATGGTGGAAAGCGTGGCGGTGGACGCCTGTTGATAGATTGATACTTCCCGACAACATATCAAGCGGTCTAATGGTGTCTTATAATGGTGTTGAACTATGTAGTGGTTTTGTTTATAAGACTTCTTCTTCGTCATTGTTTTGGCTCGAATGGATTATATCTAACCCTAATGTGAAAGATAGAGAAGTACGTAGAGAGGGTTTAGAGTTTCTAATGAAAGGTCTTTTATATATGACGAATGAACTCGGTGCTAAAGTAATCTATTCATCACTCGTAAACCCACATCTTATAAATATGTATGAAAAATGTGGGTTTGTAAAAGGCTCTGTTGGTGCAACTGAAATGATATATAGGTTTTAGTTTTTTAGTGTTTTTGAATTACCGTGGTATAATTGAAATGCGCCTAATATTGTTGCGTTAAATTCAAATATTTCTTCCAAAGAATAATGTTCGTTGTTTCTTTTGATATATTGCCTAATTCCATCTAACATAGTTTGATTACGCCTGCTATCAAAAATACTTTGCCTTAAATCAATAGATTTTAATATTTCTTCTTTTTTCATAATCTATGATTTTTTAGTGTAGAAGCACACGAGGACAATACGAGTGCCTCTCTCAATCTTACTCGGAAACTTTGCGTGGAATTGATTGCTTGAATAGGTAAGCATACGATTTGGTACACTTGTGATTATATCCTTTATCTGCCACTTTAAAGGGTCGTTGCTATCTTCCTTTAGTAACTTGTCAAATTCTTCGTTAGAAATGTTCTCTGGAAGTTCTCTTTTATAGTAATTGTGAGAATAAAAGGCTGTCCCGTTCTTTGAAACATCTTCTTCGTTGTTTATATAAAGTACCGATGCGAGGGCTGTTTTATGACCGTTAATCAAATTATCAGCGTGTATAGATGGCGTGGTGTTGTGATTTTTGTCTGCCATCCGAATAAACGAAAGCACAAGTTCGTGTCCACTGAATTGCAATAAAGGAATCAATTCTTTGGGTGTTTCAAGAACAAAGAAGTCTTTACCCTCTGTTTCTACTTTCTGAAACTCATTGTTGTTACAGTAGTCTTGTAATGCTTTGAATGTTTCGGTTGTAAAGTATTGGTCTTGTACGAAAATCATACGTTTTTTATATAAGAATTTATGCACTTTGTTCTTTTGGATTGTGCAATATCCATAATTCTTTCAGCATCAAAAATCAATAACGCTTGTTTCATAACGTTATAAACATCTGCTAATTCAGAATACATTTCTGATTCAATTTGCTCTTTATCTTTGGTAGAGCAAAGTGATTTAAGAATTACAGTAGCTAATTCACTACATTCTTCACCAATTTTAATAATTTGCTTATCTTTTCCAAAATGGTCTAAAATAAGCTGTGATTCTTCTCTAATGTTATCTTTCATAGTTTCTATATTTTTGGTAAATCATTACTCTCACTACCAACAATCTCATATTCAAAGTTTATTTCCTTTGTTAGTTCCGTTAGTTGAGGTATTGTTTTTCTATCACTTGCTACTCTATAACCTTTACTCATTCCTATTGGTATGAGGTTCATCTTCTTTAAAGGGAAGTGTCTGCCACTGATTATTGAAGGTAGTCTGTAAAGCTGTTCGTTCTTCCATCCGTAGGTAATTCCTTTGTAGGTGAATCCGTATTTGAATGTTTGTTTCATGTGTTTAATTTTAAATTTTTATATGATTAAGCGTAAAACCCACTGATGCCGACAGGCTCGGTGGGGAAAAATGACAATTCTTCTGTCATTGTAAACTTGCCGTTTTCAACTGCATTTTTAAAACGTTCGATGTTTGTTTATGTTTTCATTGGTTGTATTTTATAAGTGATTATACACAGTAGTTATATGCAAATGTATAAAGGGTCGTACTTATCACAATCTATGTCAAGGCAATATAAACCCATCCCCCCATTTAAATATTCTACTTCTACATTATGTATGTCTGTAGCAATCCCTGTAATTATCCCAATATTGCCATCAGTATCTTTTACTTTGGTCTGTAATTTTACATCAGCATATAACAATGGGTATAATCCATTACTTTTTTTATATCCTCGCTTCAGTAATCTTAAAAATGTTCTTACACTTATCATAATTTATTTTTTATTTATTAATCAGTAACGTATCATACCCTAAACCGTGATCCGCTCGTTGTGTGCAAATATACAAAATAATACAATATAATGGTATTTAATGGTAAAGTATATTCAAAATAAAACGGAACAATTTTCAAGCCCTCTCAAACCTTTAGATTATTCCGTTCTTAATTAATCAAATCC